TAATCTATTTATTCCCTATATAGTTTATTCAATCTAGAGCCCGTAGGGCCCTGGAGTGAACCCTTTAGTGGTGAACGGAAGGTATGATAAAGGGTTCCTTAGTCCTCATAAAAATGTATCAAGAAAAAAGAAACCAAGGAAATAAAATCCTTGGTTCTTATAAGTTTTAAATTTCACAATCCTCTATTAAAGTCTTGAATTGTTCAAAGTTTAAAGTACCACCTCCAGCACTTTTATGTCCAAAAATAATGCCTCTATATCCAGCACAACTAAATTCTGGAATTCGATCAGGTTCTTTATACATTGATATACTATATACTCCTTTATCTCTTCGATTACATACTATATAAATATCATAATCATTTAAGACAGAATTAAAGACTGTACTTGAAAATGCAGTTCCTATTACACAAACTCCTCTATATTTTCCAGCAACAGTAACGGGAAATGAGAATGATTTAACTACTCCTTTATTAATTTTATCCTGATTTTGTTTAAGAATAGTTCCAAGTTCTATTACTTCTGTCAATCTATCTTCCCAGAAACATAGATTAGGAAATTCATAGAGCCACGTATCAGGATTTAAGCCATATTTAAATTTCAAACCACTCTGTAAAGGAAGTATTACATCTTGCCAATCATCTTCCCCAACTTCATCTTTTCTCCAAGTATCATATACTCCAAGAAGTCGAATAAATTCTGGAATATCTTGACCTGGACAGAAAAATCTCCAAGTTAATTCACAAGCAGCTGGTCCAATCTCACGAATACCTTTAATTCCGGTGTAGTTATTTTGTATAGAACTTTCGATGGATGATACATGATGATCTATGAATATAAAGTTATCTCCATAGTGTTCCCAAACCTGTAACATAATTTCAGGAGGGAAACTTATATCAACCATACAGATCAGGTCATAGGGTCTTCCATTCTTATCTACATACATTTCTGGAATTTCATCTCCATAATTATATCCGGTTTTATCTACTTGGTACCCTTCATCGTATAGTGATTTTACTGCTATACACATACTGGATGTTCCATCAAAATCTACCCTATGAAAGATAACTAACGCTTTTTTATTTCTGTTCATATCCTAATAATTTAATTAATAAATCAATTTCACATTCTAGTTTTGTTAATAATTCTATAGCTTCAATCATAATTTATAATACGTTCTATAAATTCAGACTTCATAATTGCTCTCGCTTTAAGATCTACTATATGATTTAAGAGATCAAGTTCCGCACAGTTATACCAAAACCATTTTCCTCCAGAATAATATTTAGTATCTTCTCTTTCTCTTCGTTCTTCTATAATTTTTATAAACTTTCGATATACTTCCTCTTTTTCTTCTGGGAGGTATGCTATTTTATAATCAAACGTACTAGGATATAGTTTTAATTCCTCCATAAGTTCTCCGGCCGTATATCCAAAATCCTTAGCTACTTGTGAGAATGTAGAAATTTGATATCCGCGTTTCTTTAAGTAGTTCTCCATTATTTCTTGGGAGAGAGTTATACTAAATACTCGATTTCTACTATTATATTTCGTTATCATCTTCTTTCTATAAATTTAACTTCAGATTCGATTATACCACGGCCGGATTTTTCATGGAGGGTTTTTGTTTTAGGTATATATCCAGAGTCCATAGGTTCAGTCATATAAAATAAACTAGTTCCTCTAAATGTAGCTGTTATTACTTTTTGGCCAGGTTCTACTTTTACTTCCATAGTTCCTCCAAACAATACAGTTCTTTTATTCTCTGGGAAAATAAATACAAATACTATATATGCTACAGCTATGATTATAATTCCCAAAAATATTAATGTTCTCTTTTTCATTGTTGTTTTATTTTATAAATTAATATTAAATTTTTATTGGTAGGGGAATATAAATATACATTAATATTTCCTAAAGTATCAGAAGTTATTAAAGAGTTGTTATTTGGTTTAAGATCTATAAACTTTTCGCCTTTAGGAAGATTAATTGTTACTGTTGTTGAAGAACTAACATCTTCGACCTTTTCAACGGATTCACAACTTACTAACAATAATGTTGTTAACGCTAATAATGTTAATAATTTCTTTTTCATATTTTTTAATTTAAATTTCATATATAAGAATTTCAAGGAGAAAAATGAAGAGGAAAACCTTAGTCTTCCTCCATTACTAATAATACTATGTTATACAATTCAAGCTTTCTTTTTATTTCGTTCTCACCATTTCCTATATTCCATAAAAACAATGGTCTTAGTTTCTGTTGATATCTATATTCACCCCAATCCATCTCTTCAATTTTTATACCCAAAGTGTCTTCAATCATCTTCTTTAATTCTAGATGATTATAGGTTATTTGCATTTTCTTATTTTCATGCATTTCCAATAATCTAAGAATTCCAGAAGACGCCCTAACAGATACTATTTTCTTAAGATATTCACAATCAAGTTCGGTAAGGCTATATATCTCCAGTAATATATTTAATTCTTTTTTTAAGTTGTCGAATGTATAACTTCTATAAATCTCTAGGGTATTTGGTACACTTCTATAACACCCCATTCCATAACTTAACCAACAAATAAACCTAGTTATTGTTGCCTTTAATTGTAATTTAATTTTTCTAATAATTTTTTCCATATTCTTATTTTTTTTTAAATAAAAAGTCTACCCGAGTTTTTCTTCGAGTAGACATTTCACTTATGATCTATTATCTTTTCACATATAAGGCTTTGAGGGATTCTGATCTGATAACATTAATAATTTTTTAGGAATATCATCTTCTGGATAAAGATAGGATAATACATCTTCTTTTTGATATTTTTCAATCATTTCTTTCCATGATGTATAATCAATTAACCTAAATCTTATAAACCTATCTTCTACTGGATACTCTCCTCCAATTATATATTTATCATTCTCTTTTACATACCAAGATGTTAATGGTCTTTGTAAGAAACTCTCAAGTTGATGATGTGGATCTTCTCCATAACATGTATCTAGTACAATCTTATAGTGCTTATCCACATGTTGAAGAGGTATAATATCAGGTCCTAAACTAGTTATCATACATATAGACATGTAAGTATTAGGAACTGTACAACCTGATTCCTTAAGAGCTTCTATAGTATGTATCTTAAGAAAATTAGTGAAAACATTTTTGTAATCTTCTATATTTATTTTATATCCTAAGTATAATCTTTCAGATGGTTGATCACTTAGGATAGATCTTGGATTTTGAATTTCTATAATATTATCATATGTCCAAGATTTTTTATTTTTCCAGTAAGTATCAAAAATTATATTAAATAAATCAACACTAACTTCAAACCATTTACTAATCATATATTGGTATTTTAAATAATTCTTTTTCTGTAACCCCATCCAGAAATAATAATTCTCCAAAAGATATTACAAATATTAGATCTGGATTATTAAAACCTTTCTGATAAAATGATAAGTCCCCTGGATAATTTTTGGTCATTATATGATCTGGAATAAAGAATTCTACTCCATCATCAAATAAGAATCCCATTTTTATTCCATACTGAAATAAGAACTTATCAACTTCAGATAACTCAATATCAGGATAAATGTTTCTTCCTAGTTTTATTTGCTTCATAATGGTAGAATGGACAATCTTCGCTACATTCATCAGATAAAATGCAACTATTATTACAAAATGTTTTTATATCATTATACATATCTTTTATTGTATATATTCCTTTTTTCTTCTTTTCTTCATTGATTCCACAAATTGTACAATCTTGAGAACTAATCTGAAAAACTTTATTCAAGTATTTACGACGTCCAGCAACTTCATAATACTCTGCATAAATTAAGTACGTTATATCGTTATCAGACATTGCTTCTTTCTTACTAGAAATATAAGATCCAAGTACTGTCCCAATAAGTTCAGCACAATCAAACATCCAAGCATCATTTATAGGAATATATACTTTAACTTTAGTACCAATCCTATAGGTTATTTGTGGATAAAAATCAATCTCTCCAGTTGATATATTTTTCTTGATGATATTAATCTTTTCATTGATTTTAATATAATCCTTATCTTTCTGGCGATTTATTATCCATAATATATCCTTTAACCATTCATAGATCTTTTTCGTTCTTCCCATTTTTCTTTTGCTAATTTTTGTAAATCTTCTACAGTATCAGTCTCATCTACTATTTCTATTCCTAGTAAATTTTCTATAACATCTTCGAAACTAGCTACTCCAACAAATGTTCCATACTCATCTACTACTATTGCTAAGTGTTGTTTAGTTTTAAGAAATTTTTCGAACAATACATTAACACTAGATGAATCTGGAATAAATATAATATCAGAATCATAATCTGTATGTTTTATTGTTAATCCTGGTTGATAAACATCATAATCTTGATATATATCTGACTTATATGCTATTCCGACTATATTATCTTCAGTATCTTCCCATATTGGTATTCTAGAAAATTCAAATTCATCTGGAAAATCCTTAAGAAAAGTATTAGCATCAAAAGATTTTACAACAGTTCTAGGAGTCATTATATTTCCAACAGTTAATTTATCAAGAGCAAGTAGATTTTTAATTATTTTACTTTCTCTTCCTATAAATATCTTCTCTCGCTCTCCGATTGTTGCCATACTAGATATTTCTTCTCGAGATATAGTAGCTTCTTCTGTTTTTGGTGAGAATATAGCCATTATATATCTTGACATCCAAACTATAGGATATGTTATATAAATCATCCAAGTTAATATGTTAGCTGTAATTGAGGTCATTCTTTTCCAATAATGTGCTCCGAGTGATTTTGGTATTAATTCACTAAGTACTAATATCAAAAAAGTCATTATTCCAGAAATAATTGCAAAATTTTTCATCCCAAAAATCTCAACTGCCTCTATACTAGCTAAACTCGTACCTACTGCATGAGCAGCTGTATTTAGTGTTAAAATAGCAGAGATAGCATCATCTACCCTTTCATTCTTCAGCTTCATAAATTTTATTGCTGCCTTAGAACCAGAATCGATTTTAGACTGAATAAATGAAGTCGGTGTGCTTAATAATGTTGCTTCAAGAACACTACAAATAAAGCTAATTGTTATAGCTATACTAAAATAAAAAATCATTCCAAATAAAGGATCCATAATTTTCTGTTTTAAATTTATTTTTATTAATAATATCATATATAAGAATCTCAGGGAAAATCTAAAAGCATTATTGATTTCTTTCAAAACCTTTAAAAATCTTATAAATGTAATAATAACTTAAAAAATTTGTAAAAATGAAATTGAGTAGAAAAGAAAAACAGGCAAAGAAGAAATTAATTGGTGTTTACAAACAATGTATCGATGTAATGACAAGATATATGGAACCAGTTGCTGTTATATCCACTACAAAGAAGGGAGGAACTCAGATTACAAGTATGAGATTTCCCGATTATCATTATAAGAAAATTATTAGGGAGAGAATTCAAAAGGTTACTGCAGAATTAAACAGTAGCCAAGGTTAAAAACTCAGAAGACTTAGCACTTAGAAATAGGTGTTAGGTCTTCTTTTTGCTCTTCTAGAACCTTGAAGAACTTATAGATGTAATCATTAAACAATAAAAAACAATATGAAAATCGTAAAATCAAGTGTATCCATTCTCCCTCAACAACCTGGGGTGGATGGATTAATGAAACATGTAGAGAAAATTGGAAGATTGGCTTATAAATCTGAAGATAAAATCACAGAAGATTCATGGGAAAGGTTTGACAACATGCTTTTTTCTAGAGGTCATTGGGCGGTTTTTAACTCAGGAACTGTATATCTCAGTATCCCAGAAGAGGATAGATACTACTTGGAGATCTTTTTCAAAACTGCTCCTTACACTAGATGGTATCATAACTCAGTAACTGGAACTTATGAGGTTACTACAGATCTAAGAATTATTTATCAACATAATCTAGAAGGAGTTATGAAAAAATATTGGTGTGAACCTACTGAAAACCATTATCACAGAGTCACAACTAGATGGATCTGTAGTAGAGGTATATCTCATGAACTTGTTCGGCATAGAACGTTTTGTGCCAAGTAGTGGAGACACTACAAGAATAATCTAGAGAATTGCTGAAAAGTATTAGATTATACTAACCAGCATCCAAATCAATCAATAGAATTGAATGGTTCAGAGACTAATAAGTACTAGACATCTTATTGATAATAAAAGATGATGATATAGTCCAATTTTTCTTGAAAAAGAAATAAGTAATGAGAGCGTTTTCATTTCTTCAAGAATCTCAACGTTATGTAAATTATTCAAAAGATAGATTTGGAGGGGAACTTACCTTTATTCTTCCTCAGTGGATATATAGAGTTAGAGAAGATATTGCATCAACTATAGATTCTCAAACAGGATTATCTCGAAGTTATATTCATGACATAGATGGGCAGGAATTATGGGAAGATCTTACAGTATGGGATAGAACTATTGCAACTTTTGATAGATCATGGAGGAATACAGAGATCGATTATTTATATGCAACTTCTACTGACGAAGGAGAAAAACTAAAACCAGAAGAAGCTAGAGGATTACTTCCAAATGATATAAAAACCGAACTATGTATGACTGGTTACATTGAGGATTTTACATATATTCCTTCTGAAGATACTCCTGAAAAAGCTGGATTCTTTTCATTAAGGTGTGCTAAAGATGCTCATCCAGATATGCAAATTTTAGCAAATGATTTAAAGCAACAATTTATTGATACAGGATTATATAATTTAAAATAAATGGAATGTATTTGGTGTGGATTCAAAAGTAATGATCCAATAGAATTTGAAAAACATCTATCCGAAGAACATTTTTTAAGTTATCAAGAGTATTGTGAAATTGAATTAACACATCAAAAAGATCTTGATAATTTTTGCTTCAGATGTAATAAATATAGAGGTCCATTATCTACATTAATTAAAGATTTTTATTATCTTCCTTGTAGAATATGTAGTAACTCTATTACAAAGAAAACAGAAAAACAAGAATTAATTAAGACTATTATAAAGAATATAAAATCTTTTTATGATTATATTCTTAGTGATAGATATTTACAACTATTTTTGATTGATAGTATTTACCATTTAGCTACCTATTCTCATGATTACTTAGAATTCAAGAAAGTCCTAAGTAAACTAGATCTCCCGAATCGAAATGATATATGGTTTTTAGATTGGGTACCAGGATATCCAAAAATTATATCTATTCCGAATTTGACTGGTATAAAAATAGTAAATCTATCAGAGAAATATAGAATAGTATCAGGAAAGAATAATATAGAGATTAATAATTATAAAATTCTTTTCCCTGAAATCGTTCCTTACGATAAACAACATTTTAGTAGATATAATATTCTTAATCTTAATTCAAATAGAAAAACAAAAAGATTAAAATTAGATAATTCTCCTAATTGTGTTAAGTTTTTCAATACTCAAGGTTATGATACAAAATCAATATTTAAAGTTATTGATACTAAAACAGAAGAGCCAGTAAATCTAAAAGAAATAAGTTATCAAGATTATACTATAATAAAATTAATTCTTCTAAGAAATAAGAATTATATGAGATTTGTATTTTCTATTTTCTTAGAATTACTTGGAGCTTGTAAAGTATTTAAGGATTCAGTATTTCTTAAGAACAGTATTAATTTAAATTCTGAAAAAGAACCAATAATTAATATCTCTTGGCTCCCTGAGAAAAATGAAACATTATCTAATAACATAATTAATATATCTATTTTATGACAACAACATCAACAAAATTTAAAGTACAAGGGGTAGGGTTAGATACTTCGAATATGACCATTAAACCGTGGGTAGATCCTGAAGATGAATACTCTTTTGATTATTTTCATACATCTATCTCAGCTAATAATGATTTTTTGATTTCTGAATTTATAAAGAGTTTTTCAGAAAGTAGCTTAATCACTTCTATTGATTTTTTAGATAATCCTGAAAGAGCACTCCTTGGGCATCTTCTTGAACTTGGAAGAAAGAAAGTCGACTTGTTATTGATAGATTCTGAAGTAGTTCTTAAAAATCTGGAAACTATTAAAGAAACTATTAAACAACTTAGGGAATATAAAATAATTGGAGAGTTTGGGGTAAAGAATCCAAAGACCGCCGAAGATCTCAAAGCCATAGAAAAAGCTATTGAAGAGAAAATTAAATTCGTCTCTCTTGATTTATGTCCTTTGAATTTTAATTATGATATTGTTAATTACTGTAAGGAAAATGCAATAGATTTACTTGGCTTTAATCCTCTCGGCGGATATATTAACTCAGCATCTGTAATCTCTAGCTTTACTATTCCTTATCTTCTTGGTTTTGCTGGAAATTATTGTTCTGTTATATTCTTATCTGGACGTGATTTGATTTTATCCAAAGAATCAATGTTGTATATAAAGGATAATATAATTGGATCTGAATGTTCTAGTAAATTTTCCCTTAAAAAGAATGTGTCTAGACTTCATAAACCACTTAAGAAAGTTGTGGATACTTCATTAATATTTAATAAGAATCTAGTTTTAAGTGTAGATTCTCCTGAGTATTTATTTCCTTTAGAAGATATTAATATAAATCTAGGTTCTCCAGTAAATATTGTTGATGGAGTTGATCCGAAATTAAGAACGGAATTAGAAATGTTTGTGGATGATCTTTTGGAGGTTACAGAATTTCCGAAAGATGCTACTCTTCAATCTAAATATGCTATAGTAAGGTATCAAGTTTTATCAGCTCTTCGAATGAAATTTCCGGAAACTGATGGATGGAATATTCATATAGTAAATACGGGAAAACTAATCTCTGGAATTTTAGTGCATAGAGTAATCGAAGAAAAAAAGAAAAGATTCTTTAAAAAGAAAAATTCTCAAAAAACTGAATCTAAACATTTTCTTTGTGCACTTCCTAAAATTGATCTTCCAGTATTTATAGAAGAGCCCGATGATAAAAACACAGTCCTTGAGAACTCAAACCCTAATAATTGAGAAAATCCGGAGTTAGTTGTGTACCCCGGAAAATAAAATAGAAAACATTAATAAATAAAAATTATGAGAGTTTATAACGGAACAAAATCACAAATTAATTTACCTTTATCAGGTACTCAACGAATTACTATCCCAGCACATTCTGTTTCTGGTGATATTATGCCTAGTAATGAATTTCTAAGTTTACTAGTAAGTTCTTATGATTACAATGAACTAGCATTAATTGTATCAGGACCATTTGAAATAAATATGTGTGCAGGAGTATCAGGATCAGTAGGTTTTGTAGTTCAATCCCTTGATGAAGCTATTGAACGTTTTGCACCAAAAGAATGTCCGAAGTGTAATCAAGATCCTTGTGTTTGTAATAAGGAAAAAGAAAAAGAACCGCAGCCAGTAGATAAAAAACCGGCAGCAACTCCAACAAAACCGGCTGAAAAAGAGAAAGAAAAATCAGTACCTGAAACTAAAGAGGAAAAAAATAAATAAAGTATTATAAACTATTGGAATCTCATAGAATTTTATCTAAGGGATTCCATTTTTATTTCAAGAGTGTAAATATCATGGAAGATAGAAGTTTTATCTTTAAATTTGATAACAATGAAATTAATTTTTCATTAAGAGGAGATGGTAAGGGAACAATGATTAATGCAACTGAAATGGCTAAACCTTTTGGGAAGCTATTTGCTGATTGGTATAGACAGAAATCTACAAAAGAATTTCTGAAAGCATTAGAAAGCGTTATGGGAATTCCCATAACGGATTTAATTGTAAAAATTCAAGGAGGTGTGCCAAAATTTCAGGGAACTTGGCTACATGAAAACGTAGCCCTAGAATTCGCTAGATGGTTAAATCCTATGTTCTCTATTTGGTGTAATGATAGAATAAAGGAAATAATGATTAATGGATATTCTATTATTGATCAATCTAGAGAATCGTTTGAAAGAGCTTATATGGATATTCAACAAAAATTAATTGAATCTAATAACGAAAATATTTACCTTAAGAATATATTAGATTCCCAAAAGGATTTAGTAACCTTTGCAAATCTGGTTCTTTCTACCTCAGAAAGTCTATATACTATGACTGAAATTACGAAAGGATTAAATTTATGTAAGTCTAGCAAAGATATTTATAGTATTCTAGAAGCAAAGAATATTATATATCATCAAGGTAATAAATGGTTCCTAAGATCTCCTTACGATACTCTTGGATTAACAAAAGATGTAATGATTGTTGGGAAGGATGGAAAACCTCACAATCAAAGAAGATGGACTGAGAAAGGAAAGTATTTTATCATGTCAGTTTCATTATAAAAATTATGGTAGACTATAAAGAAGTAAAATTAAAAGATGGACGTGTATTAGTGTTTTGTAACTTCGAAGAACTTCTTAAAGATTTTTATGGAGTATCTAGTATGGAAGAAGTAGAACCTCATGCAAATTCAACAGGACACTATATTATTCATTGTCCATTTTGTAGAGATTCTGGACATACAAAACATAAATTATATATAAAAACTGACTTAACTGTTGGTACTTGTTTTGTATGTAATCGAGCCTATATACATGTGTCTGATGAAGTTGATACATCATTTAAAGTACCTGATTTTATGTCATTGTATTATGGATATTCAGGTCATCCAAATGTAGTTAAACTTACAGAAGATCCTATATGGACATTAGATAAATACTGGAATGAATTTGATAATTTTGATCAAAGAGGCTATGATTATCTAATGAGTAGACATCCTTTTATGAACGACATCTATAAACTCCTAGACTTTAAATTTGTTGATGGAAATGTAGTAATGCCATTTAAATATCATGGGGAAGTATTTTATTACCAGATTAGATTTTCTGGAAAGACAAAAATTAGATATCTTTTCCCACAAATATCAGCAAAGCCTCCTTATGTAATAGATCATGGTCAAGGTCTAAGAAAAATAATAGTAGTGGAAGGGGTATATGATGCTATAGCTGCTTTAATTATGGCACCTGATTATATACCTTTTGCAGTTTTGGGAAGTTCTATATCAGATTATCAATTAGATTTTCTTAGTGAGTACGTTCCTGAAAAAATTTTATGTTACTTAGATGATACTGAAAAATCTATGAGTGTGGCTAAAAAAATAAGAAAAAGAATAGATTATTGCCCTATTAATATCATAAAATCTAATGGAGAAGATCCAGAAGAATGTATGAAACGAAAACTTAGGGCTGGAAATAATTTACAATGGATTAAATAAAATGATAACAGCATCGATAGATAATACTATAAATAAAATAGTAATAAAAACCGATGACCCTAGTGTAAAATGTCTTTTAGAATTTAAAAGAAAAGTAACTAAGTATTCCCCTTGGTTGAAATCTTGGAATACAACTGAAGAAATAGCAAAACTTTATGATAACCCTAGATCATGCGGACCTAAGAAAGGAATATATACTTTTATCTTAGGAATGGGATGGGCAGCTTATATTGCTAATGTATTTAAACCAATCCTATCAGATACGGATTATAATACAATTCTTAGAACAATATTTGCAGATTATTATCGAACCTATCCATTTCCAAATCTTAGGGATTATCAAAATGAAGATATGTTACATGTGTTAAAATATAAGAGAGCAATTATTCAAACTAATACCGGATATGGTAAAACTGAAACTATAGCAACTCTTATAAACTATGCACATAATGAACTTGGAAAAAAAGTATTAGTTATAACTCCAGGAAAAAAAGCGAAAGATGAAATTGTAAAAAGATACGAGTCTAGATTTGGTGGTAAATTACCTACATCAATAGATGGAGATCTTGGATGTATAATTACTTCAGGATTTCTAAATCAAAAGAAAATAAAAGATCCAGACCTATGTATTTTAGAGGAAGAGAAACTTAAGAAATTCGATTGGATTCTAGTAGATGAAGTAGAGTATACTATTAATCCTTCTGGTGAATGGATATATGATAGACTAGTGAATGCTGAAGTTATGTATGGATTTTCTGGAACTGCAGATCGAGATTCAGGAGTTATGATCACATTTGCACAGGGAATTACGGAAACAGTAGTAAGAAACAAGGATTTAATTAAATATTTCGGACCAGCATTAGTTTATAGAATGCCTACTAGTCTGAAAATAAATAGTATCCACATAAATACTATCGCTTTAAATAATATTAAATTTACAGAAGAGGATTTTAATGAGGATAATAATGTCTATAATACAATAATGTCAAAAATTTGGGTTGATCCTGGAGTATGTGAATTGATTGTAAAGATAGCAAAAAAATATCCTAAATTATATATCCCAATAAATAATTTAAATAATATTATTTCAACTTGGATAGATAACTTTTTTATTGGAGTATTTAGAGTGCTCTTAATTTGCGGCGAAGGATATATTTATTATGACTTGTCTGGAAATAAAACAAACCTAGATCTTCAACAATCATGCGAATATATTAAAAATGGAATGGTAGATATAATTCCTAGTACCGCCGCAGGATTTAGAGCACTAGACCTTCCTGGATTAGAAAATATATTACTAGTTTCTAATATCAACGCTGGATCGGTTCTTCAACAACTAGGACGAACAGCAAGAGGAACTAATATGAACGTTCTTGCACTAAAACCTAAAATACCGAAAAGAATCCCGGTATATACAAAAGGATTCGAACAAAGAGATGAACTATTACATAACTACTATAAGTATTGTGATATTCAAGATATAGTTATTAATGAAGAAAATCTTTAAAAATATAGTATGGATAATGGTAGTGTATTTGATTTGATTTTTAGCTGTTTTAATCAATATTTATTTCAGGATGCTAAAAATAATATATTAGATCTTCAATATTATTTTCAGACTAATCCACAAACAGCCGGAAATGGTATGGTCTCTCAACTCGTGGATGCTATAAAGACTTATCCTCTAGAAAATATAGATGAGCCTTTATTTAGGAGTATCTTATTTAGATCTCAGAAAACTCCACAAGAGACTCAAGAGGTGATGAATGAAATTATAAAATGGAAAAAATATACAAAAAGTCAAATTGAACCAGCCAGAAAGATTTTAACTGATGTAATATATTCAGTTAATCTTCAAAAAGCAAACAGACTCTATTCTCAAAATCCAGAAGAATATGTTAAGTTTGTGAAAAATATAAATGTTAAAACTACTGCTGATCTAGATAATTTTAGTGAGATTGGATTTACACAAATAGATATTAATTCAATCATCGCTGAACAGGCAGAAGGTGGTGTACCTAGTAAATTTGAATGGATAAATAATTGCTTTTCATGCGGAGCTTATGAATTTGGACAACTCGGACTTATCGCAATGCCTCCAGGAGTTGGAAAGTCTCTTTTATCCATGCAGGAGGCATTGAACATGAGTTTACAAGGTTATAAAGTACATTATTTAGCTCTTGGAGATCTTAAAATGAAAGACTTTAAACGAATGAAGCATAGATATAAGAATCTATGAAAATTCTATTAAAATGCTAGAACTATTAGAATAAAATAGAATTAGCATCTCTATCTTTTATCTAAGAGATAGAGTTCAACGACTAAATATAGAACTATAAAAATATAGATGATATAGTCTAATAGTTTAATGAAAATTAAATTTATAATGATTATCAGATTAGGAGCTCAATTTACAGGATTGTCATTTAATGAAGTATCTCAAAACATAGGACCTATATACAATAGTATGTGTCAAATGATTGGAGATAATCTTAGTATAACTATACTACCAGCTGGAAAAATTTCAGTAGATGAATATATAGAATTCATGAAAACCAAAGATTATAAAATCCTGTTTATCGATTAATTGCTTAGTCGCTTAAATAATAAAATTTAAGAAAATTATACTAAAATGCTGGAAAATGTAAGACATAAATCAGCATCAAGGAATATTAGTTACTTGTTCAACGACTAAATGTATAACTATGAAAAATAGATGATATAGTCTAATAATTTAATACCATATTAAATTTAGTAATGTATGATGCGGGATTTAAAAACGCTCACGGTGGAGAGGATGGATCTATGTATAAATCTTTCGGAGATATTTATGATAAGCTTACAGAGTTAACTGCAATGGGAAAGTTAGTATTTATATTGTCTCAGTTAAAAATTGGAGCATATAGTCAAGAAGTATTAGATATGTCTTATATAGCTGGGTCTAGCCATAAGGTTGATGTGGTAGATTTTATTATAACACGCTCTAAGGGCGGTGAGAAACCCAACCCTAACAACCTAGGAATATCAACAATTACGAAAAATCGACGTGGAGAAACAAATATAATTGATTATAATATAAGACTTCAGAATGGTAGATTTAGAAGTTTACCAAAGAAAGTATATGACGATATAAGAATGATTCAAGAGAAAAGATGTTTTTCTGAGGCAGATATAGATTTAATGATTAATAACTATAATATTCAATATAATCAAGCTCAACAGAGTATATACAAACATGGAAGTGGGCTACAACAAGGAAACAATATTAATATACGACAGACTGTTTCTGGACCAACTCCATTTAATAGACCTTAAAGTGAATTTTTGCGTTTTAAGGAAGATTAAAACCTAATATATGAAGAACATTAGAAAAATTTATAAATAAAATTATAAATTAATCTAGTGTTCTTTTTATTTAGATTTCATAAGAATAGGGAAAAAGTAAGATTAGTAAAGGTTGCAAACTTTATTGACCTGAAATTTCCCTTTAGTAAAATTCTTATGAGGTTTATAATTATTTTAAATATTTTTTAATTATGAAATCTAAACCAATAGAAGGTATAAAATCTACCGAAAATCCAGGGATGAAGTATAGTAGTTACCTAGATGAAAAAGATTTTAATGAGATGATTCTAGATGGGAGAACTGAAGAGGAATATCTAGAAGATTACTGTAAATTAATAGATCAAGCCCTTCAGAGAGGATTAAAACGAGGAAAAATCGAATTTTATACAGAGAAACATCATATTTTACCTAGGTGTATGTCAGGTGAAGATGAGAACTATAATTACGTACTTCTTTCTGCTTTAGAACATATAATAGCACACGTTTTATTATATAGAATTCAATCAGATAATAATAAAATATTATCTGCTCTATTTTGTATGATTAATGTAAATTCAGTATATACATCCGAGCGAAAATTAGTAATAGAGAAATATAATATTACCCTTTCTGCTGAGTTAAGAGAAAAATATATACGTTCTATCTCATATCCTGTTGTTTGTCATGATTTAAATAATAAAGTTTATAGAGTATATAGTAGTATTTCAGAAACTGAAATGGATGGTTTTAATCACACTTCTGTTAGTAGTACTGTAAAAGGAGATTACAATACTTCTAGAGGATATAAATTTTCTTTATTAGAAGATTTTAAAATTAATTATCCAGAAAAATTAAATGAATTTTATTCATTAAAAGATCTACCAAAATTAAATTTAACACCTTTAGAAAGAAATACTGTATTAGAATATAATGATTCCGGAACAAAGATAGTATGTTTTGATAAAAACTTCAATGTTTGTAAAATATATAATACAATATCCTCTATTAAAATAGATGGATTTAATCCAGAGTATCTTAGAAGGAGTATAGAGAATAAAACATTATATGGAGAATATTACTGGATGTATTACAACGATGCTATTAATTTATATTCGAATAGTATTCAAAAATTTTATGAAAAAGGAGCAATTTCTAATATAATAAAATATATTCCTAGAGAAACTAAGAGAAGTAAAAAGATTATTTGTCATGATAAAGACTATTTAATATATAAAATCTATGATTCAGTAAAAGATGTTATAAAAGATGGATTTTCTGAATCTTCAGTATCTGCTGCAGTAAATCGTAATAAAACAAGGACATCTTATTCTGCTATAGGTAAATACTTTGATTATTATTGGACTAGCCTAGATGAATGGGAATATCCAGATAAATTAGATGAATACTATCTTAATAAAGAAACAAATAATTTACCAAAGTTAGTTGTTAAGTTATTTAGAAATGAAATAATAAGAACTAATCGGAATCATGAGATTATAAAAATATATAAAAGTATTGGAAATGTTAGAGAAGATGGGTTATTTCACCAGAATGTATGGAGAATCTTAAATAAAGATAAAAAATTAAATACTGAATCCTTATATAATAATTCATATTGGTTTAAATTTTCAGACTTTAAAGAAAAATATCCTGATAAACTTGAAGAATATTACAAACAACAAGAGCAAAAATAAATTTCATTTCTTCTATTAACTCCAATTGGTTAATAGGCAATAAATTTAATAAATTCATAATAAAATTAATCCCAACCTCCTGTAGTGATTATAGTGGGTTGGGCTCTTTTTTCTCCTCCAAATCAATAAAAAGGGTGATTTCTAAGGGTGATTTTCTTATATATGAGTAAAAATTTAAAATAAAATTAATAAAAATGAAAGTAATTCAATCTAAAGTATTGGTCATAGTAGATAAAAAAGATACTATGACTCAAAAGATAGGAAATTTTGTTGTTCCTGCGAGTGAATGTGAAAAAGCTGAGGTTATTGGAGTAGGTGAAGAAGTTAGCGAGGGAGTATTAAAACCTGGTGATACTATCTTGATTTATCCAAACACAGGAAAATCATTTACTCAAGATGGAACAGAATATCGTGTTATAACTTTAAATGAAATTATTGTAGTACTTTAATTAAAACGAAACATGTCAGAAGGAAAAATTATTAATCACGGCTTTGAAACTCAGGCCGAAATTATTGAAGGTGTAAAAAAATCAGTAGAGGCAATTAAGAAAACACTTGGCCCGTCAGGTAAAGCCGTGTGTATTTCAGGATTTACAGGTCCAGAGGTGTCAAGAGATGGAGCTACTGTTGCTAAGTCGATTTCATTTAAGAATCAACTTCAGAATACAGGAGCTATCTTTGTAAAAAATGCTGCCGCTCAAACAGAAAGATTAGCAGGTGATGGTACAAGTTCGACTTCACTATTAATCAAAGAAATGTGCGAAAAAGGACAGAAAGCATTACGGACTGGAGCTAATGTAAATGAGGTGAAATCTGGTATGCTTAAGGCCGGAAAATGGATGGCTGAGTATATCAAAAATAATTCAATTCCAGTAAATGATGATATGGAAAAGATCAGAAAAGTGGCAACTATTTCAGCCAATAATGATCCAGCCATTGGAAATCTGGTAGTTGAATGTATGGAGAAAGTTGGAATGCTTGGTATTATTACAGCTGATTTTTCTAGTGGTCTTGAAACTACTATTGATGTAACTACTGGAATGAAACTTGATCGTGGTTGGGATTCTCCGCAATATGTTACAAATCCTACTGATGGAACTTGTGTAATGGAAGATCCTTATGTAATTGTAGTAGGAGAAAGATTATCTAGTGTGCAGCAAATTCTTCCGTTAATGGAACAGCTTGTACCTACTGGACGTCCATTCTTGTTTATAGTAGATGATATTGATGAAGTAGTAAATACAACTCTTGTCATGAATACTCTTCAAGGTGCAATTAGATGTTGTGTTGTGAAAGGTATTGATTTCGGAGATTCAAGGAAAAATATTATGGCAGATATTTCAATTTTAACTGGCGGTAAATATATTTCTCCTGAGAACGGATTATCAGTCACACAAGCAACAAAAGAGGATCTTGGAGTAGCTAAGAAAGTTGTAATTTCTAGAGATTCATGTATTATCTATGAAGGTGGTGGTGATTCTAAAGAGATTGCTGAAAGGGTAGAAATTCTTAGCACCAAACTTACAGATCCTGGAATATCAGATTATGATAAAACTAAATTTGCGAAACGAGTAGCAAATCTTAGTGGAGGTATTGCAGTAGTGAGAGCTGGAGGAGCTTCTGAAACTGAAAAACAGAACCTTAAACAAACTATTGAAGATTCTATTCTAGCATCTAAAAGTGCTATTGCTGAAGGATGTTCTTTAGGAAGTGGTTATATCTATTACAAAGGATCATTAGAAGTGAAGAAAGATAAGACATTCTGGAAATCTTTAGTTGGAGATGAAGTAGAGGGTGCAGAAATTGTATTCTCAAGTCTTCCAGTAATTCTTAAAACAATTGCAGACAATTCAGGAGTTTCTGGAGAAGTAGTTCTAGAAAAGGTTAAATCATCTAAACCAGGAATTGGATATAATGCTAAGACTCGAAAGTATGGTAATTTACTTGAGGAGGGGATCTTAGATAGTTCTAAATCTCTTCGAGTAGCTCTTGAAAATTCTATTTCAGCAGCGTCAATGATTCTCTTAATTGATTGTACAATCATTGATGATAATATTTCCGAAACTAAAATAGAAGGTTAATAAATAATAATATACTACACCTCATCCTGGTTTTGATATTTTATCCCAGGGTGGGGTTTCATTATTTTATGACAAAGATAATAATTAGTAATACCAATTCAGTTTCAATTGGATTTAGTGACGAATGGTTATATATGTCTTTAGCAGATGGTAGATATCAAGGTTATATATCTAGATTAGCATATCTTTATCGAGAAAAATATAGATCAGATACCTCAAAACTTCCAAATTTTGAGAAAATTTTAAAATTAATTAATTCTCAGGATTCTTTAAGAGGTTATAGGTTTGAAGCTAAAAGAGAGAAATTATTTTATACGATTACTCATGGAGATAATTATAAAAGGATTGGAGTGGAATTTGTTAATAAATTTTTAAAAAGTGATTTATACAATTTCAATGGAATTTCTTCTGAATCTGAGATATATTACTATAGAACAATTCAAGGAGCTTATGAATTAACCGACAAAATTTCTATAAATTTTCCTGATTTTATAGAAAATATATTATCAAAAACAAAAGATGATATGATCGATCGTTTTGGAATAAGTTATATTATAAATTACATGCTTAATACGCAGCCGAGAAAGCTTGATTTTCTAATTAATGAGGTTAAATAAAATAAAAAAATTATGAAAAAAGAAGATGATAACGACTTTCCTCTCTATGATGGGGAGGAAGGAAATATTAATTTTGATGAACAAGAAGATGATTTCGATTTTGAGCCGGAAGATTTACCAGATTGTCCACTTACTGATTTAGTTATTAGTAATATGATGATGTCTAAACCTTTCGGAATGCACTGGGATTATGATAAGATGAAAGAATTTTTAGTAAAACTTGGATATAAGATAATTACTAGATATTCTGATCGTCGAGAAGTTGAATATGAAGTTGCAATAAAACCTAACTCATCTTTTATACCAGAAGATGACTTTAGTAATATTAAAGAAATGTTTGACTTAGAAGTCCAAGATATAATGATTGGATGGCTATTAAAAAATAAATAAATTTATGTGTGTTACAAATAATATTACAGAAAAATCATTAGAAAAATGGAAAGACCTTATTCTTGCATGTAAAAACTATTATATTGATTCAGTACCTACCGGAATGGATGATGCTGTATATGATATGTTAGAAGCTAGAGCAGCGCAAGAAGATGGATTTTTTGTCAGAGATTATGTTTATCAAACATACTTAAAAGGAACTAAGACAAAAAATTCTTATATAGAAAAAATTAAAAAGAAAAAAGTTGAAGAAAAAACTATGTTAAGTGCTCTTTCAGAGTTTATGAATGAAAACTCTGGAAAATACTGTGATCTAAAGTATGATGGATCTAGTATAGCAATTTATTTAGATTCTTCAACTGGTATTCCAAAAAGAATAGTTACAGTCGGAAATTTAAATTTGGATAACTATGGGGTAGATCAAACTTGGAAATTAATAAACTTCCTTCCAAAAAGATTTCCGAAAGGTATAGTAGCAATTCAGGCAGAGGCATTAGTTGACATTAATCGACTTTCTGATACTGATCCTGAAACTGCTAGACAAAGAGCCAATGGACTAATAAATTCTAAGTATTGTGAATCTGAGGTAAATAATTTATTAACTCTTAGAGCTTATAGATATTATACTGATGATTCAATAGAAGGACAAATACTAAGAAAAACAGACTATCGTGAAGTTTTAAAAATGTTTGAAACTGTATGTTCAAAAACTGATGGACATATCTTATTTTCCCCTGCCGATGTATGGACTATAGAAGAACTTATGAGCGCCGGAAATAAAGAATATACAGAAACAGATAAAACAGTTACTTCAACTGGTTACTTCTTAAATGATGGTTGGGTAGTATATGATGAATTTGGAATATGTCTCGGCGCCTTAAAATTTGCTGGTGCTGGATCAGGAACTGAAGCTTTAAAAACTACAGTAAGAGGTATACAATGGAATTCTCAAGTAGCTAAAGGAAAAGATTCTTGGTCAGCTAATATTCTAATCGATCCAATTCAAGTAAAAGGATGTACAGTAAGAAAACCAAGTGCTGGAAGTGTGGGAAAAATGGTAAAAAAGAAAATTACCCCTGGAGCAATAGTAAGTATTATTATGGCTAATTCAACTATTCCAATGGTAGGGGATTCTTTTACTGAAGGTAATGGAGATTTTATGTGGCCAACTTGTAGCTGTGGTTATAATATGTCAGAAAAAGATGTTTATGGAAGTCTTTTGAAATGTGGAAATCCTATGTGTACTGAAAGACTAGATCGAATGAATAATTATATAGGATCTCTTAGTAATATTAAACAACAACTAGATCTTAATAAATTACTTGTTATAGATCGATTTAAGTGGGAAAGTACTAGGATTAATATAGATCAATTGTTGGGAAGTGTTGAAAGAAATGATCCTAATAGTTACTATAATCAATTAAGATCTTACCTTAAAACAGATTTACAAGTGAGAAATTTAGATTTAGTTTGGAAAGCAAGTTATACAATCTTAAGAAGTTATTATGAAAAGTCTATTGGAATTTAAACAAGAAGCAATAATTGTAGAAAAACCAAAAGAAGAATGGAATAGACTTTATCTTGAACTCTTAGACTTAATAAAATCTTGGGGCTTGGAAGATAAAGTTAACTCTTTTAAGTATGAATGGAAAGGATCAGGAAACTCATTTAATAAATTATTCGAATTATCTTTTCTTCGAGAATTAATATTTTACGTACTCGATATAGATTGGAGAGATCCAATTTGGGGAGATATATTTGATATTGAAAGGATAAGTAGTACTCCTAAATCCTATCACGGTTCAGGAAATGATATTACTATTGAAACTTACCTATTTCAACTTGAAGATAAATCAAAGGTATTAAATAGTCTTAATGGAAATTGGGTATTTGATCATTATAAAGAAGTGAAAGATTTTATGGATCAATATAATGATAAATATTTAAAACTGTTTGAAATTAAGAGATTATTTCCATTAGAAGTAGAGATAGAAAATGTTTGATTTAGAGCAAAGAAAAAATTATATAAAAACAAGAAATGATACAGATTATACTGATACAGTGAAAGCAGTATATAAAATCTTAGTATCTAAATATTCCTACCGAGCAAGAATTTCAGATATTTTTCAACTCCTTAAGGATGCATTTGGAATTAATGAATTTATTATTCTTGATTATCAGCAAATGAATAATGCACCCTTCGAATCTTGGTTAGTTGATCAGTATATATCTTGGAAAAATGGTAAGGAGATAGATTTTATAGAAATATATAAAGCTATCTTAACTATTGGAGATTTTACTACATCTGAAAAAGAATTGTTTGAGTCAGGTCTGATTGAAGAGCGTTTATGGGCTATTTTCTTATTAGTTGATAGCCCCGAATTAAATATTATATAAAATAACATTAAAATGATTGAAGTAAATTTGTATTCTATTCCGGCCCAAGAAATGAATTCTATGGTAGGCCGTTGTGTTGCTCGTAGCCGTTTTGATAAAGAAGGTATGGGCGTAAGTGTTATGGAATTTGTTAAGGGTTTTTTAAAGAATAATTTAGCAAATTTCGAAAATAGTATTGGTAACGCTGAATTAGTAAGCTTTATTAATTCAGAAACTACAATGAGTACTAAGGATTTTTCTTGCATTAATTATTGGTTAGCTCAAGTTGGTTATCTTGTTCAGATTCAAAATGTAGCTGATGATGAAGAAAATGCAACCGGTATCCCGACAGGTGATGTAGTAGAGTGGAATGTAATCGATTACAACTTTATGCAATATGATTACCCAACTGCAACTAAAATTATTCCTGGTGAAGGTCTTGAAATTCCAGCTATCCTTAGGCAGATTGTAGAACAGTCTGGTTTGTTTGATCCTAATAAATTAAGTGGTGTTAAAAATCCATTTACATTATTGTTAAATAATATGGATAAAATTAAGAATACTACTGGATCTGTATCACCAGCTATTACTACTCAGATCTATAATCTTTTAGATCAGATGGGTATTAAAGTATTTTGTGCAACTTCTGAAGATTAATTACAATGACTACTCTACAAAATGATATTCTAGAAATATATAATTCCTTAGTAGAGTTTTCTGATAATACAGTAAAAACAAACTTTCCGATTCCAATTAAAGTAAGATATGAAAAAGAAACTAGATTACTTATATTTGAACAGAAAGGAAAAACGGTATATCTAGGTCTCCCAGTTTATTATTGTTTAGCACTGGAGGACTTAGAAAAACCGACTTATCTATTACCAGAAGATTATGATTATCTAATGTCAACTCTTCAATCTTTAATAGCATCTGGAGAATTGATAAAACCTAGAACTTGTCTTGGCCCTGAAAACTATGGATTTAATGTTTATTCAACTAATATTAATGAAATGTATAAAGGACCTGATGTAATTGGACAAGTAAAGTTTATTTCTGGAACATCTTGGTTATTTAAGTTTAGAACAAGAAAAAAGTATAAATTATGAATTTTAACGGAACGATTATTATCACAGATCCCTGCTATATTGCAGAAAATAAGGATTGGGGAAACGGATTTAATTATAATAATATGACTATCTCGGAAGAAGTAGGATTCTCTGATAATTATATTTGGGAAGATACTGGAGTTGGAGATGGAAGATGGAAAGTATCAAAACTAAAAAATATTCTTGGCTTACTTGAGCTTGAAAAATTCATAGATGATATTGAAGAAGCTTACTATAATCTTTACGATAATCCTTCAATTGAAAATCAGATTAATCTTGAAAAATTAGTTAATCAGAGGGAAACTATTGGAAGATATTGTGTAGATTCTGGGACTTTTGGAGTATTTTATCTTGACGAAGTTTTAAAATATAAGCCAGATTTTTTAGTAGAACATGGAGATTGGTGTTATACAATTATTAAAGACTTTATTGGGGATGTAAATGTATATACTGATTCTCGTGAACAAAAACATTTTTTAGGTATAGGTAATAAAACATTTTATAGTAATACAGTATCATGGTTGTAAAAATTATTAATAAATCAAAATTTCCACTTCCAAGTTATGCAAAGCCTGGAGATTCTGGAATGGACCTTAGAAATATCGGTGAAGAATTTACATTAAAACCGTTAGAAAGAAAATTAGTTCCTACAGGCATATATGTTCAACTTCCCCCTAGAACTGAAATCCAAGTTAGAGCTAGATCTGGAGAAGCCTTTAAAAAAGGATTAGGAGTTTTAAATGGACCAGCCACTATAGATTCAAACTATAGAGGAGAAATTGGAGTAATTTTAGTTAATCTTAGTCCTGTAGAGGTAACTGTAGAACATGGAGAAAGAATTGCTCAGATGGTTTGTGCAGAAGTAACTCATATGGAATTAGAGGAAGTTAGTAAACTTGATGAAACAGAACGAGGAGGATCAGGTTATGGCAGTTCCGGAATACAATAACGATATAAAACGACTTCTTGGATTAAAAGGAAATACTAGATTAGAAATTCAAAATCAATTAACCCAACGAATCTTAGAATATGATTATATAGATAAAACTCCAGGAATAGGATTGAGATTTTTAGAAACAAAGAAAAGAAATCGAGAGGCTGGTGAATGGATTTATTATAATATTCTATTCGAAGCTAGAAAATATCAAGATACTCCTGAATATTTAGCACATATTCTAGGATCACTATCAAAAGTAGTAAAGACCTGGGGAGATTATTCTAATATTGATGTAGTTGGAATTCAAGAAGTTGATTGTGAAGAAGCAGATTATTATTATATACTAATTTATATTTTAAGTGATGGAAAAGACAAAGAAAAACTCGAATCCGATGGAGAGTGAAAAAATGTCGGAAAAAGATTATGAACTTCTAGAAAAAAGAAGAGTATGGGGATGGGAAAATGCAATGTCTGTAGCAAATGATTTATGGGCTAGTATTCATAGTTCATTACTTGCTGGAGATCTAGTATTTGCTTATAAAGATACTACAGGAGAGTCAGGATTAACTCAAATTGTTATAGTAGCACTTAATCAACCAACAGAACACTTTTCAGTTGGTATGGTTACATCTGGATATACTGCACTTCTCCCACATGTACCATTTGATTACCTAACTAATACTGTTCTAGGAGATCTTAAAAAGTATAAAGTTGATAAGAATATAATAAAGGCTTACGAACAAATTTTAGAAAATTATAAAAGATGAGCAATTTGAGAATTTTAAGTGTTGATGTTGGTTTCTCTGCTATTAAGTGTTCTTTTAAGGATTCCAACGGTTTAATAAAATTTGAAAAGTTTATTAGTGCAACAGCAAAACTCCCTGAAAAACCACTTGAAAGTGATGATGATATGGTATTTCCATTAGGAGGGGATTATTATGTATTAGGACCTGCAGCATTAAAAGTACCTAGATCTTATTTACTTAAACTCGAAACTTTTGAAGATTTAAAAGCAGTTTATGCCCCATGGTTGTCATATTTAATAAAAAAATATGGCGGAGATGAAGGAATAAATGCATTTGATAAATTAGCTATTGGTTTATCAATGGCTTTTAATACCAATGATAACGTAGATGAATTATTAGATTATTTATATGAAACATTAAATATAAATAAAGAAGATTATATATATTGTTTTTGCCAAGGCTTATCATGTAAATATACCTATAATGAATATGGGTTAAATGTTCGTGAAGCTTCTAGACGTAATGATGTTAAGTTAAGAAATGCATTAATACTTGATGGAGGATTTGAAACTTTAGATTTCTGTAGTATTATCAACGGTACTTCTTCAGCAGGTGCTGCTGTAGGAGTAAAAGATTCTGGCGTAATTAGAATAGTTTACGATCTCGTTGATTATCTATATAAAAATTATTCGATATCAATTTCAATTAAAGAAGGCCAAGTAATTTTAGATACTGGAGTTTTAAAACGCAGAGGAAAAACAATAGATTTATCTAGACAAGTTGAAGAGTTTTCAAAAAAATATATTATCGAAGTTTTTCAATATTTAGATAAAAATTATGGAGAGGTACTTGATGCTTTAGATGATGGTATTATTGTTTTAGGAGGATTAAGTTATTTTATGAAAAAATATCTCCATGATCCTGAAGTAGAAAAAGAAGTAGATAAAATATTTAGTGTATCTGAAATAGTATATCCAGAGGAAGACTCGGAATACTATAATTGCATATCATACTTAAGATTAGCTGAAAAAGTAGCTAGTGATAATATGAAATGATAAAAATGCACTTAGAGAAAGGTTAAAACCTAATATATGAAAGAACATTAGAAAAATTTATAAAAGAAATATTTATAGATCGATCTAGTGTTCTTTTATTGTTTCATAAAAGTTATAGGGGAGATAAGTTTAATAAAGGTTGCAAACTTTATCATTCTAAATCTCTCCTTTTTATTAATAACTTTTATGATATAAATATAATTAAATAATTTTAATTAAACAAACTTTTTATGAAACATCACACAACAGAAAATCAAGATGAAGTGAATAATAGTAGCTTATACCTTGATGAAACAGATTCAAACGGAATATCTCTTCTGAAACGAATAGAGAAATATCCAGACCTTCCAGAGAATGAATTTATCCCAATAGAGTATACTCATTCTAATGGACATACTGTAAAAAATATCTACTATATTAATAAATTAGGACAGATTAAAAACATAGAAACAGGAAAATTATTAAAATCTTCTAAAATTAGAAATTATTATTCAATACATCTCTTTAGTAATAGTGATGATAAGAAAAGATTAGGTATAAGATTACATAGAAGTAGCTTCTACATTTTTAATTAATCCCAATCCAATTATTTATAGTGTAGTAAATCATATAGATTATAATTCAGAAAATAATAGTTTATTTAATCTTGAATGGACAACACAAACAATAAATAATAGTATAGTAAAAGGAAAGCGCAGATATATTTCTAAAGATAAGTTAATGGAATATACTGCTTTAGATGATAACAGAGAAGAATTATTTACTGTTAATAGAGTAGATAATAAAGGATATAATGTAGATCTTATTGTTACAGCTATTTATAGAAAATATAAATATGAAGGATACTACTGGAAGAAGTCCAAATTATCCAAAAAGAAGAAACTCTTAAATTAATAGGATTTTCCGGTAATTTAGATGATTATGAATGGCATGAACATTGGAAATATCCTGGATTATTTGTATGTAAGGAAGGATTTGTTAAGAAAATTATTCGAGGAAATCATAGGATTTTATGTACAATGAGTCAAGAGGGATATATTAATATTATCATCGGAAAAGATCATGGAAAAGAATATAAAGCTCATAGAATAATAATGGAATATATTCTAGGAAGAGATCTTATGGATGATGAAATAGTAGATCATATAAATTGTATTAGATATGATAATAGTTTTTCTAATCTTAGAGTAACCGATGCAAAAGGAAATATGAATAATCCTTTAACTATAGAGAAAAGAATTAAAAGAGTAGTAGCAGCTGATTTATTTGGCAACTTTATATGTTATGAATCTGGAAAATATATTTCAAAAAATATACTATCTTTATCATCAACAATATACAGTTCAAGTGCTTTAGTAAAATTGAAAACTCCAGGAGAAAAGATAATTGTTATAAAACCTGGAGATAAAGAAGGGTTATTAAATAAGATGAAAACAGTAACATATGTTTTTAATAATGAAATGAAAGCTATTGGTGCATTTATTAATATTAAACTATATAAACAGAAAGTAGAAACTAAAGTAAGTTGGGCTATTATTAATAAATATCTTAATTCAGAAAAGTTAGCACCTGATGGAAATTATTATTTCAGAGGAGATAAAGCAGTTGAATTAATATTATCTCAAGGTCATGGAAGAGCTTGGGAATTTGAACCTGAAAATAAATAAATAAATAAAAAATTGATAAACAATGAGTAAATCAAAAATAATTAAAGGACAAGCATTTATTATTGAAAATGCTTTAGTTCAAGAACAGATTTTATTAACTCCAGGACAAGCAAGTACTACTAATATTGTGGAGCTTATTAAAAATATATGGGATGACCTTAAGACAGAAGGTACATATAAAAGTAATAAAAAGAAAAACTACTTTTATTGGGAATATGAAATGACTGATACTGAAAATGAAGATTCAGTTATTAAAGTAAAAATGGAATGCCCCCAGCCAAGAGAAGGATTATTTGAAGAACCATATGATCCTGAAACAGTAGAAGGCGACTATGCTAAATATTGGGTAAAAAAACTTAAAGAATCTACTGAAAATTATGAATACAAGGCAGCAATTCAGAAAAAAGAAATAGTTTTCCCTGGCACTAGATACGTAAATCAAGAAGGTGAAGTAGTAGAAGTAGAAGGAACAAAAATCAGTAATACAGATATAGGAGATATTACTAATTTACTTGGATTGTTTTAATAGAAAATAAATTATGGAAGAGGAAATAATAGAATCAATCGACGAAGAAAAATTACCAACTATCATTAGTAATGATGAAGATGTCATAGAAGAGGTGATCCCTGAAGAAATCCCTGGAACTAGTGGCATAATCGGAGGCAATCCCTTCGGAAACATAAGAATACAGATCAATGGTCAAGATATTTTTATGTAAAATAACATAGAGAGGTTAGATACATTTTCTACCTCTCTTATTTTTATATACTTGAATTTTATATTATTAAAACTTGAAACTTACAAAACACGTAAAATTTAGGTTTTTTCTCTTATATGTGTGATGAAAAAGATGTTTAATTTAGAAACTATTTTTGTTATGTGTAAAGAAAAACCATTTAATCGCCAAGATCAAAAATATCCAGATCTCCCTGACTATGAATTTATTCCATTAGTATATCCAGGTATTAAGGATATATATGAGATTAATAAAAAATCTGAAGTTAGAAATAAATACACTAAACAACTATTAAAACAACAACAAGATGAATTTGGATATACTACAATCTCTCCACAATATATAGAAAAGCATAAAAGAAAAGCAAAATCTATTCATATAATAATGGCTACCATTTTCTATAATAATTCAGAACCAAAAATATATAATATAGTTAATCATATAGATCATAATCCAAGAAATAATAACCTATCTAACTTAGAATGGGTTACTAAAAGTGAAAATAATAGTCCAGATAGACGCTTACCAGTTCATAAAGATAAACGAATTAAATATACTGCAATGGATAAAAAGGGAAATGAATTATTTACAATAGATTCTTTAGATAGTAAAGGATATGATATACGTTACATTTCTTCGATTGCTAAAAAAGTCAATATAGCTATAAAGGATATTATTGGAAACGACAAGAATCATTAAATAATCAAAAGTTTTTTGATCTTATAGGATTTTCTGGAAACTTAGATGACTATACTTGGTATGAACACTGGAAATATCCTCAATGGTCTGTGTGTAGTGAAGGATTTATTAAATCAAATAGATTTAATAAATTAATAGGAACACTTAATAATAAAGGATATATTATAGTTGATAGTAATAGTACTAAAGCGCATACAGTTATTATGGAATATCTCTTAAGAAGAAATTTAAAAAAGGGAGAAATAATTGATCACATTAATACAATAAAAACAGATAATAGTTTTTCTAATCTTAGAGTTACTGATCAAAAAGGAAATATGAATAATGTAAATACTCTGGAAAAATTATCAGAAAAAATAGTATTAGCAGATCTATATGGAGACTTTTTAAATTTTGGTTTTTCGAGAGATATCCAGAAACTAGTTGGAAAAGACAATATTAAAAGATCCAGAGTAGATAGGTTATTAAGTAGTAATGTAATTTCTACAAAATATATTTGTATTAAACTTGGAGACAAAGAGAAATTACATAAAAAGATGGAGAATATAATATATAAATTTTCTAAAGATAAATTAAGAGTTCTTGGAGCATATAATTCAATTACATCTGCAAAGAAGGAATCAGTTATTTCTACTAAAAGTATTAGTAAAAATTTAAATTCTGAAAAACCTGCGCCAGACGGATATTACTACATGAGAGGTCCTGAGGCAGTAAAGTTAGTACTATCGTTAGGACATGGAACAGCTGGAGATTTTAAACCTGAAAATAAAAAAAGGAATCTCGAAAACCCCTAAATTCTTATATATGGAAAAAGGAATTTCAATTCTTTTTTAATTCTTACAAATGTATGTAAGAAAAAAAAAAGGAATTTTTGAGGGCCTCAAATTCTTATATATGGTAGAGAAGATTGAAAGATATTATTTACAGAATCTGGAGATCTAATTTTTATAATAGACCCTGAAACTATTATAAATAAAATCTATCAAAAAAGACACAATATAACAACAAAAGAGGAGCCCTCATGGCGGAATAGGTAGACGCAGCAGACTTAAAATCTGCTTTTCTGAAAAGAAAGTTCCGATTCGACTTCGGATGAGGGTACAAGACATAATTATAACAAATTCCAAGTGTATCCCCTCAAGCTTATACCTTGTAGAAAGGGTAATCGGTCGCATGCAGGTTCAATCCCTGCCACTTGGACAAAGACTGACTAATAATCATTAATTTGATTATTAGTTTCTTTTTTTATTTCTCCAGTAAAAGCCTTATATACGTAAAAATAATTAATAAACAAAAATAAGAATTATGGAAAAAGATTACGAGAAATTATTTGCAGTAAAATATGTTTTACAAAAAGAAGGCTTAGAAAATTTTAGAAGGAACCGTAAACATATTACTGAATTTGAAAATGTATTTTTTGAAGTTGTAAGTAAAGAACCCAGACCTATAAGAAAATATAAAATTTCAAGTAATATACAAAACTATATTCGATTTTATTCACTTAATAAAGAACGGCTATTTTCTAGCAAATTAAGAGATATAGTCAGTAAAAAGAACTTAGAAGACTTATTTAGAAATTCAGAAAAGAAAGCTAAATTTGGATTGATATATAATTCTAGTACGAAAGATAAACAGGAAACAGACTATAATGCCCACTCTATTTTTTGTATAACAAGTGAATATATTATACTATATGCATTTATTGGAAAGTGTATTATGGGCAATGATAAAAAAACATTTAATTCATTAGGAAGTGTAGTAATAAAAAAGAGTGATTTATTAAATTTTTCTGAATTAAACTTAGAAGGTTGTTTATATAGCATGGATGAATTTGTTAACTCATACAAACTTTGTAAACAGTTTAATTGTTTGGATAAATTTTTTAAAAGTATTCCTTCAAAAATGATGAATGAGTTTACTTCATTAGGATGGTCAGATACATTAGAAGATTACTATAAAGAGGTAATAGATAGTCAAGAAGATTTATTATCAAATAATAAAACTATAGATGATCTTATTAAATATTTTAAAAATAATTATAATCAAACTTTATATTCGGTTGAAGCTAAGGAATCATTTAGCATAAAATACAGATTTATCTATGAATCATTTAAAAGTTTTATATTTTTGATGACTTCTGAAATAAAAACTGAAACATTTGAATCTGTGTTATCTGGAAAAGTAAAAAATCCACCTACACAATTTGAAGATCCTAATACTGGCCGAAGAAATCAAGGAGTAATTATAGTAGATAAACTATACGATACTGAAATAAATATAGATTGTCCCTTTGGTGTAAGAGGTCATTGGAGAAATCAATACTACGGAAAAGATGCGGCCGGAAATCCAATACATAAAAGAATTTTTATTGAAGCATTTGAGAAAAAAGGTTATCATAGAAAGGCAACAAAAGAATTAATAGAAAGCAAATAAAAAATTAAGAGAGGAAATTAATCCTCTCTTTTTTAATTTTTCTGCTCTTTTTTATAAATATTCCAAAACTTTTCCACTTCAATCTCTACTTCTAAATAATCCTCTTCAGTAATAACATTAGAGAGTCTTTTATTAAGATTCTCAAGATCTGATACTTTAGAAGTATTATTTTTTGATTCATAGAATTTAAACATTACATTTAGTTTTGGTTGAAGAGCATCAATTTTCTTTTCTACTTCTTTACTAGGATAACCACCTAAAGCTCTACTTATAGCTTTTCCTGTTCCATAAAGAACTTTTCCAGCTAAATAACTAGCAATCATAGTTGCTATTACTCCTCCTGCTTTCATAAATTTTCTATATTTAAGTTTTTTATTCACATATAAGGCTTTGACATGAAAAAAGAAGGGATTTAATTATTATCCCTTCTTCTAATTTTATTTTCAAGAAATAAATCCCTCGAATTTGTAATAAACTATGTATTCCTCTTGATTTTCTCCTTTTATATAGCGAGAAATTCTAAATACAATACTTTCTAATGGTTTATATTTCATAAGAACATATTCAGTTAAGTGTCGTATTTTTTCTCCCTTTACTTTCTTTTCAAGTTCACTCAAAATCTCAAACTTTCCTGTAGTTCCTATCGAATGCTGAGTTCGGTTAAAAAACTCATTAAGATTTTCTAACTCAACTCCAACAACAATTCCTTTCTTTGGTAATTTAATTTCTGATTCCATAATATTAATATTTTGTTTATTACTACACTTATAAGGATTTGATTCGTTCTATTTCTGCCAACAATTCTTTCTCTGATGTGTAAATATACCAGGGATATCCATATTTTTCTACTAATAGTTTATCATAGCTAAAGTATAACAAAGTAATTCCTTGCTCTCTACACCATCTATTTTTCTTTATATCAGATTTTCTTTGAAATAGATATTGCTCTAATTTTCCCATTACTGGGAAATGGTATGGACCCTGAATTTCAATAGCTATGTTTAGATCTGGTATAAAAATATCAATCTTAGAATAATTTGAATATGATACTATTTCAGATTCTATAGTATAATTATTCTTTTCTAGAAATATCTTAAGATTAATTTCCCAACAAGATTTAATTCCATCTTCTTTGAAAATTAAATCCTTCATCCAATTATTTCTATAACATTTATCAGATAAACCACTAAAGTTTTTTGTAAATAATTCTCTATTATTTATATTATTAATATTTATAAAATTTTGTGCATCTATAATAGAATTAATATTATTCCAGTTATTAATCTTACCATTTATATAATTTAAGTAAATACTCCATCTATTTCTATCACATTTACTTAATAATCCTGGATATTCTTTTGAAAATTGATCATGATTTAAAATATTATTTGAATAGATAAAATTTTGAACCTTAACTATACTATCATAGTAACTCCAATCTTTCATATCTTTTTCAAATTTTATATCATGTATCCAACCACTTCTTACAGATTTCCAATATAATCCATTATATTTTTTCTTAAACTCTGTTCTACTTTTTATATTATTATTATTTATAAATACTCTTATTGAATCTATATTATCAAATTTAGATAGATCATTTCTTTTTATTATCTTAAATTTTAAATTATCTAACCAATTATTTAGTCTAGCTCTAGTATATAAAGATTGATATTTATTTTTAAAATCTATTTTACTGCTAATATTATTGGAATTTATGAATTCTTGAACTTTTTCAATACTACTATACTCTGACCATTTTGACTTTTTTGACATAGTTAATTTTATAAAAACAATTCCTCAGCAAAATTATTCTCCAAGTAGAAGAAAATATTTATTTACTGAGGAATTTTAATTTAATCTAATTCTGAATTTTCTTTTCTCATATTTTCTGTATGAAAGAAGTAATCAATTGCATTAAATGTAGTTAGATTATATCTCAATCTATCTACAGGCGTATTACTAGGTCCATAGGAAATAACAAGATCTTCGAATGATACAAAACTTTCTTCTAGAATTAATTTAATCTTAGGATCCTCGAGATATTTCCTTGCTGTTCCTGGTTGAAGTTCAGCGAGGGATATATGAGGCGTATAGGAATACTCAGAAACAACTTCATATTTTGTTCTTAATCCTTTATTAATTAATCCAAGTGTTTTGTATAATTCACTGGTTTGTTTCATTTTCAACACTATATAGTCACTATCATTCTCAAAAGATCCGATCTCAAAATTATCTAAGATTCTTTCAGTATTCTCAGATTTTATATATTCAATAAAATCATCAAATTCAGATTCCCCTAAAATAGTTTCAATATCTCCAAGAATATTCATCTTAGGGATTTCTTTTCCTTTAGCATATAATAATGTTATATGCGATTCATTTTCAATTCCAGTATCTTTAAGATCTTCTCTACTAAATATAGCAGATAAGGATACTGGAAGATAAAGCGAGCAATTTAGCATTAAACAGCTATTATTTTCCATATCAATTACCTCCCATGTTTAATAGGTTATTTTTACGACGGAATTTAATCTTTAAGTCATTCAATTCCTTTTTCAGACTTGATCCACCTTGGTTAAATCCTTTATCATCTACTCAATTACGTTACTAGATTATTATTAATCTATGTTCAGACTATATCATCTAAATTATATTTCAAACTTAGTTATATATTTAGTCGTTGAGAATATCTTTTTCTTAGATATAATCTAAGGTAAGATATTTTGCTAATATATTTATTATAAATATTCTAGCATTTTAATATAATTTAAAACCGCAAATAGTTTACGGTTAATCCTAGACCTAATAAGTTATTCTATTCATCTTTAATTTTATTTAAAGTAAGACTATATTATCTAAAATAAGTATTCTTTAGTATCTACTATAGTCGTTGAACAAGCTGTTAATTATAAAACAACAGCTTGATGCTGATTTTCTACTTTGTTCCAGCAATTTAAGATATTTTCTAGTATCAGTTTGTATTGATACTAGCCTCAATAATTTAAGGAACATTTGATTATCTTCCTTCGCAGTGTCTTTTCTAGCACCGCTGATAAATTGATCCGCATTTCTAGAAAGTAATACGGCCAATTCCATCTCACCAATTTTCTGTCCTGTCTGTCTATAGCGTCCCTTTCCAAGTATAGGTTCATCTCGTTTAGCATTAATATCTACGCCATATAGACTTGATGTAACCTTATTACTATATGATGGTATATGGTATAACTCTTCAAGGGTCATGAATCCCGCCTGCAAAGGTTTATCTACTTCTCTAAACTTACCAGACATTCCAGAAACTAATTTATCATATTCTTCTGGTTCTAGATTTTCTTTTAATTCATCGAGATCTGTTAATTCAGTCTCAGGCATAAGAATTTTACTCTGACTTTCTACACCTAAATCTTCAGCCCATTGATTTACAAGTTCTGGAGTAAATTTAGTAGAGAAGCAGCCAACATTGAAATAATACATATCCTCGATTTTACTAGTATTATGACGTTCTATAATTTCTTCTACATCCATACTAGTAAAACGTCCGGGGTAATATGTTTCAAGAAGGGGCTTAATCTTCTTTTGCCCTGTTTTTGTTTTCTTATAATTATCTACAAGATCGTGCAGTTTGTGTGCTATATTTCCGAGTTGTAATTCCATCTCTGGTTCATTAATATGTTCTATTAAGGAAGACTATATTATCTAAGTACTTACTATAGTCGTTGAGAAAGGATTTTATTACTTAAATCAAGCTAAGAATATCCCTTTTGCTGATTATCTATTGTCATATATTACATCCGCTCTAGATAATTAAATCTTTAGAGCAGGAAATTCCTATGACGTAAGTTTTCCAGCAATTTAAAGTATTTTCCTAAATAATTAATGTTTAGGCCTCTAGAATTTAAAGGACGCTCGGAATTTTCAATTATGTTAACTGAATATTTTCTATTCAAGTTCAGACTATATCATCTACTATCACAGTAGTTATGTATTTAGTCGTTGAATATAAGTATAATTTTGATAAATAAAGACGACGAAGTTTCAATCTTTTATAAATTTATATCCTTTTTCTGGAGAATGATTTACTATATAAGATAAGTTCTCTCTACTTAATCCATTAGCTTTAGCACATTCTGTTATAGAATGAAATATTCTTCCACTAGGATCCATTATCTTTTTAGAATTTGGATGTTTTTCTCCTACTCTATCTCTACATAATTGAGCTTTCTTTTCTCTTAATTCATCTGATAGATTTGGTTTTTTCTGAGGCTTTTTCTTTCCTGTTTGTGCCTTAGAAATATTTTGTTTCCATTCATCCGTTATTATTCTGGCTTTCATTTTTTCTCCATGTAACCTCCTTACTTCAGGATCTTTATAATACTCTTTTAGTGTATTTGAAATCTTTAATCTCATTTCTGATGTTTTCTCAGGATTTTTTCTTGTTTCAGAAAATCTTTTTCTAATATAATCCACCTGTCGAGGAGAAAGATGTTCACCAGTTTTACTAGTTGATATTCGCTGAATAGCATAAATTAGTTTAGGATTATCTGGATACATTCGTTCTAATAGCATATGACATATCACATGCTCTCTTCCAGTTAACATTACTAAATTAGATTCATCATCACTACCTCCCATACATTTAGGAAGAATATGATGAATTTCTACATAATAATCCACTGTTCTTTTATCTAAACCTCTTTCAAGGCCTCTTATTATAATAGATTCATATATCTTTTTATATACTAATCTATTATGTTCTAAAATATCTTCTTTATTCATCGTCTTGTTTTTATTTATATTTGTCGCGTCTTTTTTTATAAAATTTAACTTATACTGCTAATTATCTATAAGACTTCTAGCATTTTAACATAATTTAAGAACCGCAAAAATTCTACGGTTGATTGTTGAATACATTCTTGCTTAATAAATTTTTATTAAGATTAGACTATATTATTTAAGCTTGCCATAGTCGTTGAACAAGTAATTAAATACTACTATACTACTTGATGCTGATTAAATTTTAATATTTTTCCAGCATTTTAAAGCTTTTTCATAGATTTCAAAAAATCTAAGTCCCATTCATTAAATAGGATTCATCACAACCTCTACTCTTTTTTGTTTTCCATCCTTATCGACCATTATAGGCATTAAATCGTCAGATTGAATTTTTGATACAACACCCTTACCTCCATATCTGGAAGTAATTTTAGAACCAATCCATTGATAATCAATAACTTATATATTGATATTAGACTATATCATTTATATCTTGTCCTTAGTCGTTGAACATCTTACTTTTGTTAGATGATGCTGATTCCTTGGTTCCAGCAATTCACAAAATTTTCTTGAATATCAATTAAGTTATTCAAGGGACAATTATAATTTATCCCGATGGTTCTTTTAATAAGTCTTACACGAACAGTATACACAACTTTATAAGCATCCGGATCCATATTAATAGGATCTAATGTATCTGCTGCAATATACTCTGGATATTTTTCGTAGATAATTTTTCTAGATTTTGTTTTTTCATATTCATCTATAACATCCTGAGAAGTATGTGTAAATGAATAGTCAGGTGATTTTACTGATTTAGGAATTTTAGGTTTTTTCATTTCTTGTATCATAACATCAGAAACTACCGCCTCGTCTATATTATTAGGCACAACTAAATGATCCTCGATAGTATATTCGGAGAGATCATGTCCTTCTCCGAAAAGTCCTCCGAGTTTTTCTTGTAGTGCCTGATTTATAGCATCAAGACGAACAGCTTTATATAATGTCACTACTGCATCTTTTGATTTAACCTTTGTTCCAATAGGGGCGATCCACTTAATAGCACTAGTACTCTTAACATTAATCATTAAGTCAATTATACTATAAGATGCTATACGATTTGCAAATGATTCTGATATCACCAAAGCATCCTCATTTACTAAACCATAATAGGCGTGGAAAAGTACCAGAGCATTAACGCCGGCCTTATATGTTTCAGGAGTATGTCCAACTGCACCAGTTATAATATCTCCCTGTTTTACTTTTTGGCCGATTTTTACTTTAGGCTCTGTAAATACCGCCACGTCATTTATACTCTGAATCGCTGTTCTTCGTAAAATATTTGTCTCAGTTCCATCAGGCAATTCAATTATAACTTCATCCTCTGTTATATCCTTTACCTTACCCTCTGGATAACTGAACTTTTCATTTAATATATTATCTTTCAACTCTTCATTCCTTCCAGTGTCAACAAGTGCACGCTCCGCATTAATTAGAGGTATACTCTGTTTAAGCATTGATGTCAAATCTTCTATAATATACTTTTAATTATAGTTTAGAATATAAATTTAACCTTTATTTTGGTTAGTAAGTCTTTATTCGTTACACTAAAGAAATCTATTATCTTTAGCTCGGTATTAGAATTTTAATTATTCCTTCACCGAATTTACTTACTAATTACTTAAAATATTACTACTTTAAGCGGCACATAAATTAGTACCCATGCTTATTCTGACACTATCTGTATACACTTAAATTATTTTTAACTTAAGTAGACTATATCATCCCAGGTTTTAGTTCCTAGGTTATACATTTAGTCGTTGAGAAAGGATTTTACTTAGATAAATCTAAGATATCCTTTTTGCTGATTTGAATCTATCTTTCCAGCATTTTAGTATAATTTTCCTAATCTACTATAAAATTAGGCAACTATTTTATAATTGGTAAATGGAATTCTTCGAGTTGTACTAGACAATCTATAATCAGGATGTAAGTCGATTAATTCCACCTCTTCGACTGGAACCATTTTTCTTTTCATCCTATATTTAACTTCTACCTGACCATCTTTATCAGGTTTTAAAGTATTAGTTTCATAATCTACATACTCACTGGCAGCTACTTTTTTATTAAGATAGTCTATATAAGGTATAGTGACCTTAATAAAATTTGGATCATATACATCAAATAATACATCATCGTCTGTAATATGACATGAAACTGTAAGTGAGTTCTGAAGATTAGTATTATTATTGATAGGTGTCGTTACTAAATAATATTTCTATTATTACTAGACTATATCTTAAAACATTAATTGTTTTCTTGTACATAGTCGTTGAATATAAAAATTGATTATTGAGAATTGGCATTTATATTATTAATTAGAATATTATAATCTTATTTGTTATTATCATTATATATTTTTTGCCAATTCATAAAATTTAATGTATTAATTTCTATATAATAGATGCCTTTCCTTAATTTAATCAATTTTTATACTGCTGATAAATCCTCTTTCACAAGAAGATATTTCCAGCAATTCACAAAATTCTATCAGAATATTATTTTCTGAACGGACTAACCATTAATCCGCGATATCAACCAGATCCGTAAAGGTCTGATTAAATGCTACGCTCGCAGGGATAACAATTTTTTGGGAAATAGCCTCTAAGTTAATGGAATTTACTCCGGGGGGAACTTGTAGGCTAGAGTCTCCTTTGTTATCACTACTTCCTTTAAAATAACGGAATGCTAATGTACTAATTGCAGTTACTTGATCTTGAATTTTACCATACTTTGTAAAATATGATGTAATTCTTCGTCTTGCTGCAAAATAATTTCTTCCGTTATTATTTCTAAAGATATATTGCATAAAACTGTTAGGAACTGATTCTAATGTTTTATCAATGATTAAGTCTTTTAGTCTATCATCTCCAAAGGCCAAACATTCCTGTATTAGTTTTTGTGTAATATATTCAGGTTTATAATCCAAGTCAAGTTTGATCATTAATTTCTTGGTTTGTCTTTCAGTTAACTTCAAGATCTCCTTTTTATCAGTTTCCAAGTATTTATCAATGTCTTCAAACTTTATATCAATTGGTTTATCTGCAATTCCAAGTTCCGGATTAATTCTTTTTATCTTCAGAATCTGTTTTTGAATATCGTAAACTCTATCATAGTCGAAATTAACTTTATAATCTCCTGTACCAGACATTTTAATACGACAGTCATAATCAGATCCCATTCGATTAGTTGAAATACGATAAGCGCCTTCTATAATAAATGCACCATCAATTTCTTTAGGAACTTCGAACTCTGCATACTTCATTTCAGGATCTTCTTTCCCATCCGTTATAGTTGTATATTCAATTCTTACTTTATGTGTAGCAGTTAATCCATTTTCAATATAGTAAGAAGCTGGTTGAGGAGGTTCTTCTATAAATGAATATCCAATTTTTCCAACTTTTACTTTAGGATTATATGCATCAACTTTATTAAAAAATCGATCTACTATAATTTTTGCTCCAGTGTTTCTGAAATATTGATTAAAATTACTCATTATACTAATGGTTTTATATTTAATTGCTTATATTCGCAATCTACTGAATTAAAAAATGTTTCTAATTCTGATTTAATACTATCTTTTAAGCTACGAGCCTCTACATATTCTCCCATAGGTTTACCATCAAGAGATCTAAAAAAAGCTTCATAAGTAACAAGATAATTGAAGTTATCTTTAAGTTGATGTAATGTAAGCTTTACCGAAAATCTTTCATACTTCGGAAAAATATCATCTCTAAGTTTTTCATATAATATTTCTCTCGCCTGTATAATATTCGGATCTTGACTGTCTAAAATGTTATATGGAATTTCATATGATAGTATAATTTTATAATAATTATCGTTCATAACAAAAAATTCTCTTCTCTGGTTTTAATCATCATATATCCAAGTTCATCAAATTTCCTCCCCTTCGAGATGTAGTTGATGCTTTCTTGGGTTTTTCTTCTTTTTGTTTATCTCCATCCACAGAGATACATTTTTCTTGCTCGGGTTTACTTCCAAGGCTCGATAAAAGATTAGTATTATTAGATTTATCCACAGAGGGAGATGAGGTAGTAGTATAAACCACCTCACCGTCTCTATGAATAGTTACATTAATACTTAACTCTTTTTCAAATTCTGGAAGATCTATTTCAAATTTAATAGTTCCCATAATTTGTTTTTACTTTTGTTTTTCGTCAAGTTTATTATTTAAAAGTAATCCTAATATAGTTTCTGTCATTACGTCACCAGAAAGATTTAATTCCCCTTTGAGAGCTTTAGACACGACTCTAGAGCTATAACCGTAAGACAAAACAGTATAGAATGACTTCTTATTTAAAACACCACTTTGAGTACCTAGATATTGGATGTCTTCAATCTTCTGTGTTTCTGGATCTACACTTACATCAGTTAAACCTGTAAATAAAAGTTCAATAAGTTCTTCCTGTGTAGCATGAAGATCTGATAAACCAGTTGATACAAATCCTCCATCCGTTAAAGTATAAAATTGTTTTCTAAAGATTAAGTAAATATCATTAATATTAGAACCCAACTCTGCAATAACATGATTCATATTGCAAACTCCGCTGGAAATTCTTTGAAATTTCTTAATCTCTGTACCATCAGGAAAATAATACATACACTCTGGATTATAGTCATACTGAGTATCACCAATCCAAACTTCAGTATCACCTTCCTTGGTCTCTTTGTAATGAATAACCCCATCATTCAAAGCATAACAATCAGATACAATAACATTATCCTTCTCAAAATATCTTGTGCCATCACTCAATTTATCTATAATTTTCTTATTATAGTTTAGAATATAAATTCAACTTATAAAAAAGTTGGTAAGTCTTTATTCGTTATACCTTAAGATTCTAATTATTAATCCAAGGCTTGGTATTACTAGTTACTAGCTTCACCAAATTTACTTACTTATAATCTAGAGAATTACTTCCTTAGACGGCAATTTTATATTCACCTTTGGCACGCATTAGCTTAATGAGAGCGTTCAACTTGTAAATGGGCGAGGTAGTATTATAAGCTGACCCTATTAAGTCACCTTTCTCAAATTTTGTCTTACCTACTCCTACCCAATTATTAGGTCTCGGATATTTTAATTCTCCTCCTCTAACTTTTAGGTAAATCCATCTACCTTCCTCTCTAAACTCACATTGTTTTGGTGCTTTAAGATTTCCTTCTGTATTAAGCACACGTTCCAATTACTCTTATAATATAATTTATAAGTTAGACTATATCATCCAGAAATTCATCTAGTTTCATTTATAGTCGTTGAAGGGATTTTATTTTCCCCTGCTGATTTATTTTATTACAAATATTTCCAGCAATTATTGAAATTATACGCCACAAATATAATCTATGGCCACCATGTTTCAGACCTAATGCTGCAAGATTATTCATCCTTTTAGAATGAATTTAGACTATACCATTCTTAAATTAATAAGATCTTTTTTTATAGTCGTTGAACAAGTTATTAATATATTCCTTGATGCTGATTATTTTTTTTTAATTTCCAGCATTTTACAAAGATTTTCTATATAATACTATTTTATATAGCAACCAATTTTAATTGAGTAGTACCTTCAGTTAATGATGTAGCAAATGATACGATTAAACCTATACAAACTTTATATAGATTACTAGACTATATCTTAAGAGTGTTTTAATCTCTCCTTCACACATAGTCGTTAAGAAGATATTATTTTCTATATCTTTTGCTGATTATCTCTCGCTATATAATTTTCGCCTTAAGTTTTTTATTTTACAAGGCGAAGAATAAATAGCGATAATACTCCCAGCAATTCTTGAAGTTTAATAAAAGTCTATAACAAACTTTTATGGACAATTCTAAACTTATCCTATTGCTGCTCCATCAGTAAAACTAAATTTCTTTCCAATCAGGTCTGGTGTAATTGTGCTTAAATCTCCAGTTCTTTTTGTAACAATCGAACGTACTGGAACAAGATCATCCTCAGAACCATTTACTATTGGTTTGTCTGGGTATACCTTTCCGTTCGGTGCTGTTCTTCCTAATGCTTTATATCGTGGAATGAGTAATCCTGTGTTTTCTGGATCTTCTCCTTCATGATATATAAAACTATTTAAAAGGAATGAAATTTGTCGTGTTAAATATCCTGAACTAGGCCATTCAAAGAGATTAGATATTATAATTTTTAAAAGACGTCTTCTAATCTCTTATCCTGCTTACGCTTATTCACGTAAGATTAGACTATATCATGATTAAAGAGTTTCCTTAATCTAACAATACATAGTCGTTGATCTTATCTTTGTTTTCTTCTACTATTATACCTTTTTGGTCTTGGTAGATATTTTACATTATTTTTCTTATTCTCTCGATAAGCTTTTGTTTCTTGAATTTTTCTATATTCTTCAATTCCAGAGAGTATAGTTCTTGCTATACTTCCAACAAGCCTTAGAGTTTCTAAGAATTTTTCAAATCTACACATTAAGTTTTAAAAAGTACTAATAATTCATCTTTTTCTCGTTGATAAGTTGCTGATTTTAAAAAACTTTGACTTCGTCTGTCTATTATTATTTCCAGCATTTCTTTGTTATTTATAGTGGGCTACCATAAAGTTCAGGTTTTATTTCTAACTCCACTAACTTTTCAGTGATATCTTTATTTATTCATAAAGACTTAGACTATACCTTTCTTATTCACATAAGTTTCTACATATAGTCGTTGAATTAATACAAAACTAAATCTTAATTAAACTATGTAATCATAAATATTAAATGAATTAACTATTCCTAAACTTTCAGATAATTTAGTATACTTTATATATCTAGTTGTGAATAGTTCATTTTCAGATAATATAATATATTTTATATTTCTTTTTGCAAAGTATTTCTTCGCTGCTATTCTTTTGGCTAAAATCACCGGATCTTTTTCTATTAGATTTGCTGGTTTTAACTCAATAACAACTTGAAGACCTGATTTAAATTTGATGTAAAAATCAGGTAGATATCTATGTTCAGTTCCATCATCCCATTTATAAATAATAGAATCTAAACACCTATCAAATATTTTTATCTCACTTTGCCATTTCTGCTTTTCAAAAAATTTTATAAAATTAATTTCCCAAGATGAATCATAATTAAAATCTTTATTCCAAACTTTAGAATGATATATACCTGTTTTATATTTACCTCCTGTTCGTTTGTTATAATAAGACTTATCTTTCATCATTTCAATATTTCTTTCAGATAATAACCTACTAGAATTCTTTCTCATTTCTAATCCTTTTGGTGTCTTATAGAAATCTTTCATTCGTTGAGAAATTTGTTTTCTTTGTTTTTCTGAAGGACTCCATCCTTTATGTGATTCCCTCTGCTTTTCTCTAGACTCTTTTGTCTGTAATTTGTGAAAATTTTTTAATCCTTGTTCAGACATTCTACTATCTCTTAATAGTTCAGAACACTTTTCTGAACATGTTTTTAAATAACCTCTTTTAAATCCATCCCATCTAGATATTTTTCCACATATTTCACATTTAGGACGATCATTAATATTAGTCAAACCTAATACTATAACATCATAATAAATTTGAGGTGTTATTTTAACAAATTTGCTATTATCATTCAAATGTTTATATAAATGAGATTGAGTTACATAAATATCTTCATCTAATCCAGTAAACCATTTATATAAACATATTTTATAATGACCGCGATTGATAACTTTTAAATAATTATCAAAAGATTTTCCAGGTTGCGGATTTAAACTAATTAATTTATTAAAAGAATCTATTTCTTCTTTATCTGTTAATATAAATTTTTCCAATTTCCCTGCCATAATAATTTCACAACTTTATGACTTAGTTTTGTATTAACTGCTGATTCTCTTCACAGAATTCCAGCATTTAGTAGAATTTATAGTCAACTAAAGGTAAACTAAAATTGACTGTAGTGATCTATTCTCGATTGAATGAAGCTGATAGTCTTTTTCTGTATATCCTGACAAAAGTGTTCCTCGTGTAATAACAGGTTTTTCATCAACTCCACTAACAATAAATTGCAATGATACTTATATTACTTTATATAAGTTTAGACTATATCTTTAATATTATGTATATAGTCGTTGAACAAATAATTTAAGCTTTTACTTGATGCTAATTCTATAATTCTTACAGTTCCAGCAATTAACATAATTTTAATATAATGAGTTAATTTTCATTATATTGCCCAATTTTTTTCTTTAGGCATTGACATTGCTACAATCGAGTTTAGTTTTACACGATTTGCACGTGCTAATTCATTTTTAAGATCTGTACTAAAACTTTCAGAAACTTCTTTTTCATATTTCACTAACTCTTTATTCAATCAATAAAGGTAGACTATATCATTTTATAATAAGTACATAGTCGTTGAACAAATAGTTAATACTACTTGATGCTAGTTCAGTATTTTATATATAGTTCTAGCAATTCTCTTATTTTTCTTAATAATTAAAATTATTAAGTCGCTAAAAATAATTAACGAAATTCTTCAGTCATTATAAGAAGTTTTTGTTTATCAGTAAGATCTTTTGAATCTGCAACATTACATATTCTTTTATACGTCTCAGTATCACAATCAGCATATAACGTTTTCATTAATTCTAAATCTTCTTAATTTAGATAGACTATATCATCTGTATATAACTTCATACAGTTCTATATTTAGTCGTTGAACTCTATTTTATCTAAGAGATAGAGATGCTAATTCTACTTTATTCTAATAGTTCTAGCATTTTAATAGAATTTTCTCAAGATAATTTATTTCTTAAGCTACAATTTTATAGTCAAACGTAACTACTCCTGCTAATGTAACAATTCTGAGGGCAAGCTTCTGTAATGCTTTTCTTTTCTCAACTCCATCAGGAAATTGATTAAGATATAAAGATAATTTCGAAGCAGCTTTAGCACTGATACGTTCATATTTATTAGATAAAATCCCAATTTCATCCATATCTGCGTCTAGAATCTTAGAAATTCGAAGTCTACCATAACTTGTTGTTTTAGCGGTATATTCAACATTTCCAATTTTTCCAGTGAATGTAATTGGAGTACCTACTTTAATTTTTTTCTCTACTTCAACATCTTTAAGAAGTTGCACATAATCCGTATAAAAGTGTCTAGGATTTTCTAATTCATCCTGATCATCAAATACGTATTCTGATGCAACTGCAAGACCATTCAAAGTTTCGTGGTTAAATTTAAATATAGGTTCATTATTTTTCTTATAAACATTCACATATCTTGGCGACATCCTAAGATATGTTTCTTCTGCTGCCTCTGGAGGGACGAGTTGTATGGAGCACGTATCGCCATCGAAGTCAGCATTTAAAGGCTCACAAACAGCGATGGGAAATTCAATTGCATATGAATCATTAAGCTTGAGCTTCATGCTAAACATACTGTACTCGTGCAAAGAGGGTTGGCGATTAACTCTGTGATAATCAATACTTTAGCCAACTTATATTGATTACCCAAGATAGAATTATATCTTGCAAAGACTATATTTTCCATGGTTAAAACTAGGTTATCACAACACTAGCCTGGTTTTGTCCATAGTCGTTGGGTTGAATAGTTTATATTTACAATGAGTTTTGTATTAAAAATTCTAGGTCTTTATTTTCAGAAACTCTATGTTTTAGGAAGTCGTATACTTGTTTTTTGACTTTTAGATCTAGAAATTCAGTATATTTTGTTCCGGTTTCATTAAGTTTCGTATAGTCTTGAAATTTAATAAGTGTATCAAATTCGAGGTCAGCTAATTCGGTTGTAGGTCCAGAGATGATTGCTATAACCTGTCCACCCAAGATATGATTCATGTGTGGAAACTGATAGTTAATTCTGCGATCCCAGTCCTTAGAGAATCCGATTTTAACTGACTTAGGAAATTTAACGAAGTACATATATCCTTGTTCTCCTTGAAATTTATTAAAAAGGAGGTTTCGGTTATTTACTCTCATTGCATATTCAGATCCATACCCTTTAGCATTTTTATTTAGGGCATTTTTAGTCATAATCTGAGCCATTCTTAATCTTTTCTCTTCGCTAGAATTCCACAGCCCAATTTTAGAAGTTCCGGTATATCGTCCTTGTGCGTGAAGCGCTTTCATATGTTCGGAACGATTCCAGGGGCTGTTAGAAGATAGCGAAGATGAATATAATTTTCTTTTTATCTTCATAAGCTCTTCTTTTTTAGGGTTTTGTTTTCTTGTAAATATAACTTTCAACTGCTGATTAGAAATAAGATTCTTCCCAGCAATACACAAAATTTAATACTACAGTTTTCAGGTACTGTAATATTCTAGGATTCACACCTAACGTACCAATTAGGAAACCATTAGTACGATTTGTTTTTCCGCATACTCTTTAAACATTTTCAGAGTTTCCGGATTATTATATTCTTCTTTTGTTGCTTTGAGTGCTTCGTTTTTGGTAAAATTCAGCTCTTTCATTAAGTAATCTAAGAAACCTTCCCGACACATTTCATAAGCGATATGTATTGGAACAGAGATTTCATCGATAGCTAATGTAGTACTAGGTATAATTGGGCATCTAGCAGAATTTTTAGTACGGACAGAATACAAGTCACGTGCTAGATTTTCTTTAGATGTATTAAGTAGTGCTGTAGCTTCTTTTTTCCCAGCATTTAGGAGAGCACGTAAAAGGGCTGTATATCTAACTCTTTCTCCAGGGGTATTAAATTTAGATGTAACTTCCTCATAGTTCAAGTCATTAGATTTTTTATCTTCTACGCAACAAAGTCTGATAATAATAGAGTACCAAATACTAAGTTTATGAGATCCCATTACTTTTTTCCCGTTTTTAATTCCGAGAGTAAAAGGTCTCATCATAGCAGGTTGTACTAGGTAATACCGATTAATTAATTTTTTAAATTCTGTAAGACGAGCGGGAAAATGTTCTTCAATAATTTTAATTAATCCTTCGTAAGAACATAGAGCTTCATCAGTAATAAATTCTGATATTTTTAGTTCTTTTGTTGTTGGATTATATTCGAACTGGCAGGTATCAAAAACTTTAATACCTAATTTCTTTGCTCCTCTTGCACTATAACCATTTCTTCGAAGATCGTCTCCAAAGAAATCTAACACAATTTTACTATCTTTAAAAATATCTTCGAAAAGTTCTTTAAAGATATCAAAACGTAAATCATTCAAGTAATAGAAAGGAAGTTCAATTCTAGCAAATCTTCTCAATCCCTCTTCTCTTGTAAATACTCTTGCCCCGCAATGAGGACAAGGTTCAGCAGAGGGTTGTCGAATTTTTCCACAAATACATCTATCTTCCATGGGTGAGCCAAAAATATCGACATCATAGACTCCACCGGCGATAGGTTGTATTCCATTGTACTTCAGGTCCAAGTCTCTATGATTAAATAGGACTTGATCTTTTCCATCACTTTTAGTATAATCGATGATAGCTTCATCGGTTAGTAACTCAAGAGATACTGACATAAAATTTTAATATTTTTACTGTTTAACCATTCCTTCGACATCTTTCCAAATTATCTTAGTAGCTAGTTCAGAATCGTCAGGATTATTTTTTGACCAATCTTTATATACTTGTTTTACATCTGATATTGCATCTGATCTGGTCTTGTCTTTTAATCTTTCATAAACTCCTGCTTCTTTATCTATAACTACTTCAATCATATCTGAAATAATATCTTGAGTAATAGCTCTTGATGTATTAGTAAATCTGGATCTATATTCACGATAAACCAATACGTCGTCATAAGTAAGTTCGAGATCAGAGTATTCGGCTGATGATCTAATTTCGGCTGGTTCTTTATTAAACCATGATAACTGTAACTTTCTAACTCGATCTGCCACAGCCTGTCTACCCATTTCTTCGTACTTCTTTGCTAATTCTTCGACGATATCATACTTAGCTTTTAGGATTTTTCTCATTGCTTCTTTTATCTGAGTTGCATATTCTTCGGGCATAGTAGGACATTCAACAATTAAGTCATACATACCAGAAGAGAATAAGAAAATAATAAAAGCTGGAATTTGTCTTTGTTTTCTTCGCTTTGATATAATAGAGTCTTTGCTAATATCACGAGTAGCCAAAAATTCTATGAATCTTGCTATTTGGTTTCTCGCTTCTTCAGCATATCTCTTATTAAATCCAGAATCATCCTCATCTTTAAAGTCTATATCAACATCTTCTCCGCGTAAAGGAGTATCAGGTGTATAGAGGCTATTAACCATACGAGAGTGACCTTGCTTATGAAACAAATCTTTAATAATATTTCCGACTGTATTAACTGAAGTATGTTTAGGATTAGCCCAAACTATAGTAGTAACAGCATCTTCAATTGCATTATCTTTATCCAATTTTCCTGCTGCTATTATGTCATCGTATGCTGTAGATAACCAAAGTTCGTCCTTAGTCATCTTACCTTCATACTGAGACTCATCTACTTTAATTTTCTTCTCATCCTCGTCATCTCCAATAATACTCTCATCAGAACCTTCAGAGTCATCGTCGTCAGAATCATCTCCTGTTTCGTCTGGACCTAGATATCCTTGATTTTCTAGGTCTTCTTCTTCATCTAACAAATAATCGTCTTCCATTCTTTATTAGCATTATTATTTTTAATTAATTAGTATAAACCTTGAGAGGACCTGAAATTTCCTCTCAATTATTAGGGTAACACCTTCTGGGATACGTGTTTTAGAGGTTTAGAGGAAGAAAAATAAAGAGGGATTTGTTATTTCCCTCTTTTTCTATATTTATTTTCTTTTTAATAATTCATAACCCTTTGTTTGTTTCTTCTTTCCTGTAGTTTCATCTAAAATTGTAACATATATCAATTTAACTTCAAAATAATTTTCTAAATCTTTTGCCTTAGGAGTAGCTGTATAGGAAATTGATGGATAAAGATACTCTAGTCTAGATTTTATATTAGCTAATGTCAATTTATCTCCAACTTTAAATTCTGAATAAATAGTATTAACTAAAAGTTCTTGACTAAATGTTACTACTCCAAGTTCTTTCTCAATCTTATATTTATCATATCCTAAAGCTCTGAGTTTTTGAGGTCCGAGTGCTAAATAGTAAGACTTAATATTATCATGTTCTCCAATCTGATCTAATACTACTCCTATAATTTGATCATTAAAACTATATTCACAAAGAAGTTTAAGTTTGGCTTTAAAAGTACCTAATTCTTGATATTCCTTTAAAAAATCTGATATCTTTCTATTAACTATATCATCCGGAGATAAAGTATTATGAACTGTTGAGAATACAGTAAATCTATCTTTATAATCTATTTGCTGTATCTTAAAAGCTCTAATCTCGTTAACCAATACTAAATTATTAAGAGCAGGTACTAAAGTTCCACCCTGATGTTCGTTTACAGCTATATAATCATTCTTATAATTATTACTTTTTACATCACTTTGATACTTCTTAGCTAAATTATACTTAACATCATCTAAAGCTGTACTAAATGCAGATAATAAGTCACTAGTAGCTTTCTTTTTTCTTTCTATTTCCTTATTAAACTCCTCCTGACTAACCTTTCTATAATCACAGGTAGATCTATAATAAAAAGTAGCTTCGTTTTTCCATGGATTTTCAAACAATCTTTGCCTTCCCAGAATTTGAGGTAAATCTTCAGAAATATCAACAGCTAAAGAGTCTATATTACTATCACTAAAGATAAACGATCTAGCGCATAAACTATAAAAGTCTGCCCCTAAGTAAACTGTCCTAGTACAAAATGTAAACATCTTAGGTTTAACCCCTTTCAATGGTACCTCTCCTATCACAAATTTCTTCCCTAATCTTTTTTGAATTTTTTTGAGATTATCTGGTGTATTACTACATAATATATTAACCTCCTCTGATTGAAGATCACATTTCTTTATAATACTGACTATATGATTAACAGAGTTTACATAAAATACAGCTTCATCGCTAATTATTTTAGTAGGATAACCGTTAATCATCCTTATAGCACTTTCAAAGTTACCAGATTTATAGGATTGAATAATTTCTGGTAATTTAGTTCCTACACTCATCATAGATAACACTTTTAAAGCAGGTTTAAGAATTCTAGATGGGTCCTCTTTCCCCCAATTCATATCTATATAAGGTAAACCATCAAATTCATCCAGCATGTTTAAATATTCCTCTAACATTGGAGTTGCACTAACAAATAGAGCTGAATGGGATTGATGTAAGTGATATAAGAAATCTAATTCAGTATCTGATTTAAATTTAGCATCATGTAAGATAGTTTGAAATTCATCTATTATAGTGTAAAAACTTTGAAATATACCTAAAGATGTTAATATATCTTTTACTATTCTATATGAATCGTAAGTAACTAGAATTTTACATGGTTTATCTCCTAAGTATTTTCTCTCATTTAGGTAATCTTTAATTTCATTCATTAATCGGTTATAGACAGTATTTTTCCCATTAACCATCTCATCTAATTTCTCCATAAATTGATCTCCTCTATTAATAGATTTATCAATTTTAGAAAGATCTTTATCAATTGGTACTTCTTTTTCCAACTCGTTTATAACTAAATAAACGTCTCTACCATGTTGATCCTTTTTATTTTTAAGTAACATCTTTCTAGGAGAACAAAGTATTACATTTTCAGGTCCTCTTAAACAATATTCTGTAAATCCACATCCAGGTAATTGTTTATTAATTATACACTTTACAGGTAGTTTATAAAATCTAAATAAACTATCCATTTCTGAAATATATCTAATACCTCTAGGTACTATGATAT